TTTTAACAAATGCCTAAATTAACACAAGATTTTAATATATCACCTTATTATGATGATTTTAATGAAGCAAATAAATTTTATAAGGTTTTATATCGTCCTGGATATTCTGTTCAGGCAAGAGAACTAAATCAAATACAATCTATTCTTCAAAATCAGTTAGAAAAAACAGGAGATACCCTTTATCAAGATGGCTCTAAAGTTTTAGGAGCAGAATTAATTTTAAATAATAAGATTAATTCTTTAAAATTAAAACCAACTTATTCTGATGTTGCAATTACAGCAACATCTTTTAATGGTAGAATTATTCAAGGGCAAACATCTGGTGCGAAAGCAGAAGTTGTAACAAGTCAAATTTTTACAACTGAAAATTTAGATATTTTAATGATAAACTATGTTGATGATACTAAATTTTTAGATAATGAAACAATTAATACCATTGATACAGGAACAACATATTTTGCAACTGTTGCTGGAGCAGATGAAGGATTAACTGGAGCAACTACATCGACATCTTTAGCTTCTGGTTTGGGTTCTATAGTTAGTGTTAATGAGGGATTATTTTATATTGGTGGATATTTTGTATATGTTTCTCCTCAAAATCTTATTTTAGATACTGAAAATAATAATCCTTCTACAAGAATAGGATTAACAACTACAGAATCTATCGTTTCAAGTATTGAAGATTCTACGCTTTTAGATAATGCTCTAGGAACTCCTAATTATTCTGCTCCTGGTGCAAATAGATATAAAATTGATTTAGAATTATCATCAAAAACTTATTTTGAATCTGGTAAAACAGTAGCATCATCGGGTGTTACTTTTTCTGTAAATACAAAAGATAATAGATCAGGAACAGTAAGTGTAACAACAACCACTGACCATAACTTGTCTGTGGGTGATGTCATAGTTGTATCTGGTATAACTGAAGCAGATTATAATGGAAAATATTCAGTTTCAGCAGTAGGATCCACTACAACATTTTCTTATCTAATACAAGGTAAACCATCAACACCTGCTACTGGAACACCTGTATATGTAACAGGAGTAGTTGATCCAATTGCTAGAACTTCTGATTCTGATTTTATTGAATTATTAAGATTAGAAAATGGTGAAAAGATTGAAGAAGTAAAATTTCCTATTATGGGAAATATAGAAAAAACTTTAGCAAGACGAACATTTGATGCTTCTGGAGATTTTACAGTTAGACCATTTTCCCTTGATGTTATGAATCATAAGATTCAAGGAACTGCGGGTGAAAGAACAACGACAAATACAAGCACAACTATTACTGCTAATGGCGCAAACTTTATAGCAGATGTTAATGTTGGTGATACTATATTCTTTTCAGGAAATACTTCAAAAACTGGTGAAGTTTCATCAATCACAAATGGAACAACTTTAACATTAACAACTGGAACTGCTTTAGGTGATGGAAGCAATAATCAAAAAATAGGTGTTTCTACAAAATTATCTGCAGAATTAAGTCCAGGAAAAGCATATATTAAGGGGTTTGAACATGAAACTATGACTCCAACATATGTAAATTTAAATAAAGCAAGAAGTACAGAATCAGTTTCCGCAGAAAAACAAGGAGTTGAATTTGGGCCATATGCAAAAGTATCAGATGTTATTTCTAATACTGCTTTTTCTTTGGGAGTAAATTCTGCAACTATTAATTCAACATCTGGAGGAACGGGTGCTGATTTATTAGATTTACATATGGTTAAGTGGCCATCGACTACACAATTGCATGGGACAGTAACAGCAAGTGAAAAAATTATATGGAATTCAAATGGAGCAATTGGTAAAGTTGGTATTGATAATACTTCAGCCGCAACCATAGCAAACACAAAAATAGGTACAGTACGATTAAGACAGCTTGATTTTAGAGAAGGAAGATCATCTACCGTAACTGATGAATATGGTGGTGGAGCCGATGCTAATGGTACATATCATATAAAATTTCCTGCAATATATGATGCTCATTTATTTGATTTTAGATTTGACAAAACTACGGGAACAGTTGCGGGTGCTGTTGCCGCTAATGATACAATTATTAGTTTACCGACATCAGGAGCTAATTCTTTCCCTACAGTCAATTGTTTGTATGGTGCAACTATAACTGTTAATACATCATATTTGGGTGTAAATACTTCTGATACTAGAGATATAATTGCTTGGACAGGTGCAAATTCTCAAGCCGCTATGGGATTCGATTTAAATGCAGATGGTTCAGCACAAGCGGCCGCATATCATGCACAATTAGATAGTTCATTAACACAAGCAACTCAATCTACTTCTACTTATACTTTGACTTTTGGAATTAAAGATATTCGTTCTGCTGTTCAAACAACAACTACCACTTTTGATAAAGCAATGAATATTGATATTAGTGGTAAAAACGATTTAACGGAAAGTGGAAATACTGTTATCTTTGATAATAATGATGATCAAAGATCACTATTGTTTCCTTATCAAAATAAAACCGTTGCGGGCCTAACAAAAGCATCTTATAAATTAAAAAGATCATTTACGGCCGCACTTACTGGTAATTCTGTTGCTATTACGGCCACAGAAGGAGGAGAATTATTTTATCCAGCAACTGGAGCAGGAAATGTTTCTGCGGCGGTTGCAGATGCTAATTATCTAGTTTTTGTTCCTGGTGATGGTGGGGGCGAATATATTGAATTTAGTAATACTTCTGGATCTTCATTAGGAGACGGTAGATATATTTCATTAAATGAGGATGGAGACCAATTAACAATTAATGTAGAATCAGATACAGCAGGTGCAAGAGATTATACAGGTAATACAATACATGTTATTGCTACAATGATGTATAAAGCGGCAGGAGCAACAAGAACGAATGGTGGTATTGGAACAAAAACTTTAGTAGTAGGAAACACTACAGTTGCTAATGTAACTTCTGGTTCATCAAATACGATTCAGGCAGATTCTGGACAAATTTATTTTGGAAAAACAATAAATGCAGAACCTAAAGTAGCTAATAGTTTAAAAGTAGCAGATATTAAAAAATTAGTTGCTGTTGTAACTTCTTTAGATGTAACATCTGAAGTTACAACTGCTATGATGACAGCGGCTTTGGCTGATACTGCAAATGCTCATAACATTACAAGTAATTTTATATTTGATAATGGACAAAAAGACAATTATTATGATTATGGAACTATAACTTTAAAACCTGGAGAAGATAGACCAACTGGACAAGTAATAGCAATAGTTGATTATTATAATCATACTGGTTATGGTCCATTTACAGTTGATTCTTATGTTTGGTCTGGTTCTGGAAATACTGCGTATGCAGATATTCCATCGTTTACAAGTCCAATTACTGGAGCAAAAGTTGAATTAAGAGATATGATTGATTTTAGACCTAAAAGATTAGGTTATGAAACATCTGATGGAACTAACTCTCAAACTAATGATATTACAGCAACAGCAAATGTATTTAATGAAAAAGCAATGCCTGATTATGATTATACATTTGATACAGATTATAGTTATTATATTTCAAGAAAAGATAAGATTGTATTAAATAGAGATAGAACATTTGATATAATTGAAGGAGTATCAGATAAATTTCCTCAATTACCTGCAGATGATGATGATTCTATGACATTGTATAATCTTGAAATTCCTGCATATACTTTTAATGCAGATGATGTAAAAGTAAATTATGTTGATAATAAAAGATTTACAATGAGAGATGTTGGTAAACTTGAAAGAAGAATTGAAAATCTTGAATATTATGTTTCTCTTAGTTTGCTAGAAAAAGAAGCTGATGGATTAATCATTACTGATGCAAATGGTAGTGACCGATTTAAAAATGGAATTCTTGTAGATCCATTTGCAGGACATAATATTGGAGATGTTTTTAACGATGATTTTAATGCATCAATTGATTATGATAAAAAAATATTAAGACCGTCTTTTAGTACTGATTTACATCCATTAAATTTTAATGCTAATAGTGATTCTGGTCAGGCTTTTTCAACATTAGTTAATAATTCAGGTGTATTAACTCTTCCATTTGCGGCAAATTCATTTATATCAATGCCTCTTACAGGATCAAATGATAGTAAAAATACTCAAAAAACTTTTCAAATAAATCCTTTTTCTGTTCAGAATTATATGGGTCAAATGAAATTAGATCCATATGGTGATATGTGGTATGATCAAAGCAATCAAGTACAAGTAAAAGTTAATATTGAAGGACAATATGATAATTGGGTTTCGGGTATTTTAACAAATAAGGGACATGGTACTCATTGGAACGATTGGGAAGAAATTTGGTCTGGATCTCAAATCAATAATGATGTTAAAGAAGGTGTTAGAGATACTGGAGACATATCAAATAATAATAGAAAAGCAAAAACAACGGAACAAAATAAAACATTAACTGGACTAAGTTCGGGAAGTGTACCAGAAAAAATTATTAAAACTGTTGGAAATAAAACAGTTAATTTGAGTGTAGTTCCAAAAGTAAGACAACAATCAATAACTTTTATTGCTAAAGGATTAAAACCAAATAAAAATGTTTATGCTTATTTTGGTGATTTAAATGTGACATCTAATGTAAAACAAGCATGTGTTGCAACTTTATCAAATGTAAGTACATCTAATGTATTTCGAACAACATCAGGAAATTTTGAACAAACTACAATTCAAGGTTCAGGATCAAATGCTAGTAATACTGCTAAGATTATTTACATGAGTGACAGAAATAGTCAAAATAGTTGTACTGTTTTACTTACAGATTTATCTGCCCAAACTGCTTTTAGTATTGGATCAGTAATTCAAGGAGATTTTACTAAAGCAAATGGAGCTATTTCTGCAATTACACATTATGGTATTGAAGATACATTGCTAACAGTATCTTCTGAGGGTGTTGTTGGAGGAGTTTTTAATGTGCCTGCAGATACATTTACAGGAAATCAAAATCTTTTTAGATTAACAGATGAACCAGACAATATTTCTTCAGTTACAACATCAGTTGCAGAAGAAATTTTTCATTCTACAGGAGTGCTTGATACTAAAACTGAATTGGGTCTTGTTTCTATTAGACCTTTTATTTCCAGACGAGAAAATATTAAAGAAGAAAGAGTTACAAGATCAACTTCTGATGGTAGACAATCAAAATCTACTGATTTTATGAATCCGATGGCGCAAACTTTTTCAATTGATAAAAATCAATATCCTGCGGGAATTTTTGTTGATTCTTTAACTTTATTTTTTAATGGAAAAGATGTATCAGTAGGAAATAGGACTCCTGTAACTTTACAATTAAGACCTTTGGTCAACGGAATACCAAGCACATCATTAATTATACCAGGAAGTGAAGTTGTTTTAACTCCTGGAAGAATTACTGCAAATACAAGTACGCCAATTGCGAATACTAGCGGAGGATTTCCTGCTGGCTTTTTGGGCAATTCTGATACTGCAAATAAGAGTGCTACAGATGTTGGGTCAAGAACAATGTTTAAATTTGATCATCCTATTTTTCTTTCTCCTGATGAATATGCAATTTGTGTTTTAACTAATAGTAGTTCTTACAAACTTTATGGATTTGAATATGGTGCTTATCATACAGGAACTTCTAGAAAAATAACAAAACAGCCTTATGTTGGAAGTTTTTTCAAACCTTCGAATGTAGGAAATTGGCAAGAGGTGCTAGATCAAGGTTTAATGTTTCAATTAAATAGATGTGAATTTATATCATCTAATGCATATGCTAGATTAGATAATTCTGATATTTCAAGTGGAAATGCAAGTTCGAATACAACTATGGATGCATTTAAAGTAGTAACAGATTCATTTAATTTTGCAAACACTTATACGAGTTTTGATTATTATACAACAGATTTAGCGGGGGCAACAAAAGGGTCTAATGTAAGATTTAAAGAAAATAAAAATATTGATTTCAAAAAACAAAAGCAAATTACATATCCACAAGTTGCAAATAATAGTTTTACAATTAATGCATATTTTGAAACTGCAAATAGTTTAATAACTCCAGTAATTGATGAGCAAAGAACTGGTATTATTAGTATTGAAAATCTCATTAATAATGGAAGTTTGTCAAATTCTGATATTGTTTTATCTAATACTGGAACAGGTTACTATCTAGCTGAAGTAGGTAGTGCAACAAGCAATGCGGCCTCAGATGGTAATACAAGCGTGTTTGTAGTATCTGCTCCTGATATTGGTGCAAATACTGCAACATTAGCCGCTAATGTTCATGCAAATGGTATTATTAATCAAGTAGTTGTTAAAAGTGGTGGTTCAGGATATATTTCTACTCCTTCAATTACTAATTGGGATACTGGAGGATCTGTTTCTTCCGCTGATAATGTACGAATGACAACAGCCGCTTCTATTAGCGTTGTTGGTGAGGGAGCTAATAATACAGCAAATATACAAACAACAAATGTAGTATCATTTTCTTCTGGGGGAAATTTAACCGCTAGATATATTTCAAGAAGGGTTACTCTAGAAGAAGGATTTGATGCAATGGATATTAAATTATACATGGATGCATATAAACCAAGAGGAGCTAATATACATGCTTATTATAAAGTTCTTTCTGGTGAAGATGCAGAACCATTTGATGAAAAACCTTGGGTTCTTATGTATCAAAAAACTGCAGATACTACTTATTCTATAAATGAAAATGATTTTAAACGATTTCAATTTAATACATTTGATGAAAAAATTACTTATATTTCTGGTGGTGGAGGAACATTTGAAAGATTTAGAACATTTGCTATTAAATTAGTCATGACTTTAGATAGAGTATCACAGGATTCTTTTATAGGAATTCCTAAAATAGCTAATTTACGGGCAATTGCTCTTGATAGTGAAGGAACTCCTTGATAGTAAAAACAGATAATCCAAGATATCATAGAGACACATTATCTAATGCAATTATTGCAACTGATCAAAAGGCTTTATTAAAACATAGACAAAAAGTATCACAAACCAGTCTAATAAAAACTAATGAAAATGAAATAAATACCTTAAGAACAGATGTTAATAATATTAAAAATGATATTAATAAAATTTTAGAATTGTTAAGTAAGGACAAAGATGGCAATATCTGATAGTAGTATTACTGATGTAGAATTAGTTAATACGTTTGAACAATGGCGTTCAAAAACAAATCAAATTATTACAGTATTAAATGAACAGTCGGATGATGATCCATCAACTGCTTTACTTTCTTCAAATTCTGTAGGTGGACTTTCAATCAATACGATAACATCAAATATTGTTACAGGTGCAAATGTAACTGGTTCTAAATTATTATTTTCAGGTGGTACTGTAGATTTTACTGGAGCAACAACTACAGATTTAGGAACAGTTGAAAAATTTGCGTTAGTTGAAACCGCTGGAGCAACTGTAACTGGTGCTAGTCCTGATAGTAAGATTGAAAGATGTCAAATTAATGAAGTTGAAATTAATTTAAATGGTAAAAATCTAAATGCAAATGGTTCATCTACAATTACTCTTACTGGAGCAACTATTGCAGATTTAGGAACAGTTTCTTTAGTTACAATTGATGGTGGAACGATTAATGATGCAAATGTAAATATCACAGATGATAGTGGTGCAAAGATTATTACAATATCCGCGGCGGGTCCGCACATACTTACTGGAGCAACATTTGCTAATGGAACATTTAATAATGCATATTCGGTTGGTGGTTATACACATTCTGCAAATATATCTGTTAATACTGCATCAGCTTTTGTAGCTAATGTTGGGGCTATCTTTGGAGCAGATGTAGCTACTGCTAATGTGGCTATTGGTGATTTTCCAGAATATACCACTGCTCCACTTGCACCATCTTCATCTAAAGGAAGACTGCATATAAGATCAGATTTTGCAGATGCAGGAACAACAAATCCTACTGCCGCCGTATCAACTGCTGATGAATTAGTATTAGAAAATGAAAATGATGTAGGAATGACATTTTTATCTGATGTTGAGTCTAATGCACATATTATGTTTGGTGATTCTGCTGATGCAGATATTGGAGGAATTGTATATAATCATCTTTTAGATAGTATGTATATAGTCACAGGTGGTGCAAATACAGTTGAACTTGGAAATGAGTATGGTGGTTATATGCAAGTTGCTGGTGGAGATACATTAGGAACTCAAACAGGAAAATTCCATGTAAATGTTGGATCATCTGATGGAACAGCAGGAATTTTTCTAGATTCAAATGATGTGGATCAAATAGGTGTCTCAATTGATGCGGCACAAACAACTGCAAATGTTTTTGAAATTAATGCCGATGCATTTACTACTGGTCATGTGATTTCAATACATCGTGGATTAGGAACTGGTGATTCTAATGATGCTAATGGTTCTTTAATACATCTTACAGACAATAATAGTTCAACAAATGCTAGAGCAATTCTTGATATAGTACAAAATACAACAGGTGCTACTGGATCAACGGGATTAAAAATTACAACAGATGGTGGAACAGGTATTTCTGTTATACAAAACCAAAATACTAATCCAGGATTAAATGTATGGGCAACAAATGCTCATTCTACAAACTTGGGTCATTTCCAATCAGATGCAATTAATTCAACAGGTGTCACCCTATATGTTCAAGGAAATTCTAGCACAGGAGGAACAAAAGTTGTTGAATTTGCAAATTCAACAGGTAGTTTTTTTGCTGGAAGAGCAAATGGAGTAACTTGGTGTAGTCGTCTTGAAGTTGATACTTTTTTAACTCCAGATAACGATGCAGTTCACATGTTTGCTGTGAGAGATACAGGCGGAACAATTGTAAACCCAGGAACATAAGATAAAAATGGCAAAACCTAGTACAAGAGAAGAATTAAAACAATATTGCCTTAGAACTTTAGGAAAACCAGTTATTGAAATAAATGTAGAAGATGATCAACTGGAAGATCGAATGGACGAAGGCTTGCAATTTTTTCAGGAATATCATTTTGATGGTGTTGAAAGAATGTATAACATTCATCGAATTACAGGTTCAACTGTTAAAATTACTTCAAATACAGGCGCCTTTACAGTAGGCGAGAAAATAACTGGTGGAACATCAAATGCAACCGCAAAAGTAGTTTCTTCAAATACTACAGTTATTACATTTAAAAGTCATAAAGACACAGATGATATTTCAAATAATGATGTAACATCTAGTTTTTCAAATGGTGAAACAATAACTGGAAGTACAAGTGGATCTACTGCAGTAGCCGATACCGATGCATCATTGGTTACTTTTGGTGATGTAGACAATCATTATATTACATTAAGTGATTCCATAATTGGTGTGACAGGTATTTTTGATATACAAGATACTGGTGGGGGACAGACAACAAGTGATTTATTTTCGTTTAGATATCAGTTTCATTTAAATGAAATGCCATATCTTACTGCTACTTCTATAATAAATTATAAAATGTCAATGCAACATTTACAATTGTTGAATGATATGTTTGTAGGAAAGAAGCCTTTACGATTTAATAGACATCAAAATCGATTATATTTAGATTTAGATTGGGATAATGATGATCTTGAAGTAGATGAATATGTTGTTGCAGAGTGTTATAGAATAATTGAACCCGCAACATTTACAGATGTATACAATGATATGTTTTTAAAGAAATATGTTACGGCTCTTTTTAAAAGACAATGGGGAGCCAATTTAATAAAATATGAAGGAGTTCAACTTCCAGGAGGAACGACATTAAATGGAAGAACAATGTTTGAAGAAGCAATAACAGAATTAAGAGAAACAGAAGAACAAGTGTCTCTTAAATTCGAATTACCAGTTGACTTTATGGTTGGTCCAGGATAATGCCTACTAATTCTTACTTTAATCACTTACAAAATGCCTCAGAACAAAATTTACATCAAGATTTAATTATAGAATCGATAAAAAATTTTGGCATAGACAACTATTACCTTCCAAGACAATATATGAATGAGGATCTTCTTTATGGAGAAGATACTATTTCACAATTTAATCAATCTCATTTAATAGAAATGTATGTCAAGTCTGTTGACGGATTTGAAGGAGAAGGTGATTTTATTTCAAGATTTGGATTAGAAATAAGAGATCAGGTTATTTTTTCTGTGGCGAGAAGAAGATGGGAAAATTTAGGAACTGGTTATGATAGACCAAGAGAAGGTGATGTAATATTTCTCCCATTAAATAAAAAACTTTATGAAATTAGATTTGTTGAACACGAATCAATGTTTTATCAATTTGGAAAATTACCAATATTTGATTTAACATGTGAATTGTTTCAATACGATGATCAAAGAATTGATACTGGTATTGAAGACATAGATGAAGTAGAAGATAAATATGCTTATTCAATAGAAGTAACTCTTGATTCAGGAGGTTCAGGAAATTATGTAGAAGACGAATATGTATTTGTTGGTAGTACTGAAAGTTCTGCCAATACAAAAGGAAGAGTAATATCTTGGAATTCTACTGATAGAGTATTGAAACTAACAGATTTGAGGGGAACCTTTACATTAAGTCAAAATGTAGTTGGAAACACAAGTGGTGCATATTATACAGTAGGCACTACACCTGATACACAAACATTTGTTAATGATGCTTCAGCAAATAATATAACTATTGAAACTGAAGCAGATTCTATTATTGATTTCTCTGAAGGGAATCCATTTAGTGAAGGCAATATTTAAGTTGTAGATTCTGGAAGAATTGTAATCATTCCCTCAACTACTCTTTCCTTTGTTACCTCATCCGATTGGGTGTATTCAACATCATATACATATAATCCTGAAGACATATTTGCTGTTTGAGTAGCATTAGCGGTTATGGTCACATTACTGCCCGATACTGCCGTTGTGAAAGACATTATCCAGGAAGTATTAGTAGTTGTGTGGTTCTTTTTCATTTTAGAAGCACAAGTACCAGTACTTATAGTTACATTTGAATTGTTTGCATCTTTAGCAGTAAAAACTTTTTCAAAGTTACTACCTTGATACATTGTTAAATTTTCGCCTTGGGTTTTTATTGATAGTGCCATAAGACTATTTATACAACTAAATAATATTACAATCTTTATGGAGTATTATGTTAGGACAAACTTTTTATCATCAAACAATAAGAAAATATGTTGCGTTGTTTGGTACGCTATTTAATGATATTAATATTGAAAAAAAGGACTCGGGCGGTAATGTTTTATCTCGACAAAAAGTACCAATAGCTTATGGACCAAAGCAAAAATTTCTTACAAGAATAAATCAAGATGCTAGTTTAGATAGACAAGTAGCTATTCAACTTCCTAGATTGGGATTTGAAATGACTGGCATGGCTTATGATCCCGTTAGAAAATTAAATACAATAGGCTCATTGACACATAAAGAAACGATAAATGGAAATCGTAATGTTAAGAAGATGTATAATCCTTCTCCATATATTTTTGATTTTTCTTTATATGCATTTGTAGAAAATGCTGAAGATGGTACTCAGATATTAGAACAAATTCTTCCGTTTTTTACTCCAGAATTTAATGTGACTGTTAATATCATAACAGAAATGGGTCTCTCGATAGATATTCCAATCATTGTTCAAAGTGCAACGAGTGAAGATTCTTACGAGGGAGAATTTTCTGCCAGAAGAACAATTATTTGGACAATATCTTTTATGATGAAAGGATTTATATATCCTGATATTAAATCTAGTCAATCAATTATTAAAACAATTGAAGTTGCATTTAAAGAAGTTGCGGATGCTGATACTACTGATCTAAATCATGAATTATTGTTAGAAACTTCTACTCCTTTTGATCAAGATCAATTTCTATTAGAAACAGGAAGTCTTCTCTTAACTGAGGATAGTATAACTGAACTCGGTCAGGATAATATAATCAGTAAAATTACAATTATACCTGAAGGAGGAGCAAATACATATATTATTCCAGGAGATGATTTTGATGCAAATACTACAATAACAGTTTATAGTCCACCAGTAGATTATAATGAAGCAACAGGTGTATACGAGTGAGGTAAGTTATGATAAAAGATTTTGAAGATAAATTAAATGAAATTCTAGAAATGCCTTCTGGCTCTATTGTTAAAAAGCCCATTGAAAGAAAAGTTGTTGCATCTAATCCAGATGATTTAAATACTGATTATAAGTATGTTCGTGAAAATATATACAATATTATTGAAAGGGGACATGATGCTATTGAAGATTTATTACAAGATGCAAGAGATAGTGGTAATGCCAGAATGTTCGAAGTTGTCGGACAATTAATTAAAACTGTAGGTGAACAAAATCAAAATTTAATGAACGTTCATAAACAAGTAAAAGATATCAAACAAGAAACCAGTACAGGACCTAATTCAGTAACAAATGCATTATTTGTTGGTAGTACTGCAGAACTCCAAAAAATGTTAAAAGATAAAAAAGAATAGTGGCTCATTTAGGACAAATCGATAGAAGATTTCCAGGACAAGTGGTTTTCACACGATATGTTACAGAAAATGCTGACTGGAAAAAATTAAAGCTGAGAATAGAAAATGGTCAGGTTGCCGAAATGTTTGAAGAAACTAATAACGCATTAAACAGTATGAATGTTACTATTCAACCCAGAACAGACATAATATTACTTTCAGAGAAATATAAAGAATTTGAAAGAAGAAAGTATGCTAATATTGAATATCAGAGAAAAAAAGGATATATATTAATTTCAAAAATAAGAAAACCTACAGACAATCTTAATTCAGAAAGACCGCAAAAATTACAAATATTAGCAGAAGATTTTACAGAAAAAGGCGACAATGAAAAAATAACAGTACTTTCTAAAAAAGATGTTCCAGTAAAATTATTTAATACTTATGAAGATTTAAAAAAAAGTATTGTTTGGGGTTTAGATAATAAAATTAGTAATAATGATTATCTTATAGAAAAAATAAAAACATATTTAGATAAAGATGATTTATCTGAAATTGATCTGAATGGTATTGATGATAGTCATATTGATGAACTAGGTGTTTATTTTGGTGAGATTTTAATAGGAATATTAGCATTTAAAAATCAGTTATCAGATACTTGTACTCCTTCTGATATGTTTGGAATTAATTTGAAATCTTTTAGTATACCGACTGATCCTGCATTTAAACTTGTTGATAGTAGTTTGATATTTGATACAACTACTGTTAGCATATCGAGTAAATATGATAAGGGCTCCGCCGCATCATTTATGTCGAATGTTCTTCCTTATGGAATGAAATATTATACTGGTTATAGAGATTGTTTTTTTAAAAAAATGTGTCGAGTTGCATCTAATATGGGATATACATCAGAACAAGTAGGAGCAAGTAGATTTAAATATTCAAAAAATATAACATTTGAAGTTGGATTAAGAACAGTATTAAAAATAAAAAAATCAATTGTACAAAATACAAATCATTCTATTTATGAAAGTATTCGAAAAGTCGCAATGAATCAGACTCTTTCTCCAAAAGAAAATCAAGAAATTGATGATGTAATAGTAGCAATAGAAGATTATTTTATAAAGAGAAAAACTTTCGATGGAAGAGAACAAGTTATACAAACAATAAGAAATAATTATCCCTTTACAATTACTTCTTTTTTTAATTATTCTGTGGCGAGTGTATTAAATAATGATAGGTTATCAAGAAAATATGTTCACGAAATAATCGGTGGTAAAGATTTTTATCAAGCAAATTTAAATAAATCTAAATGGAGAAAAGGTATTATTGATATAAGAATGGTTTCTCCCAAATCTGCTACATTAAAAATATTAGGATCAATGTCAGGCGCTACAGATTTTACCGCAAAACAAGGTTTAGTAAATTACGAGTTAAAATAATGGCTAAAGATACTTACGCAGGAAATCCTCTTCTTAAAGGGGCATATCAACCAGTAGAGTATGATAAAGAGACTATAGAAGAATATATTAGATGCTCTAATGATCCTGTACATTTTGCAAAACAGTATATGAAAATCGTTCATGTTGATCATGGTTTAATGCCTTTTGATTTGTATGATTATCAAGAAGAGATGGTTGAAACATTTCATAATAATCGTTTTGTTATTTGTAAGATGCCTCGACAAACTGGAAAATCAACAACAATTGTTGCTTATTTATTACATTTTGCTCTTTTTAATGAACAAGCTAATATTGCTATATTAGCAAATAAAGGGTCTACTTCAAGAGAGATCCTTCAGAGATTAAAAACTGCATATGAGCATTTACCAAAATGGTTGCAACAAGGCGTAGTTGTTTGGAATAGAGGTAATATTGAATTAGAAAATGGTAGTAAAGTTATATCTGCTTCAACTTCTTCTTCAGCGGTTCGTGGATCGTCTTTTAATATTATTTTTATGGATGAGTTTGCACATATTGATCCACCAAGTTTAGCAGAAGATTTTTTCACTTCTGTATATCCTACAATTTCTTCTGGTGTCACCACTAAAGTTTTTATTGTTTCAACTCCAAAAGGATTGAACATGTTTTATAAGATGTGGGTCGATGCTGAAGAGAAAAGAAGCAATTATATTCCCATTGAAGTTCATTGGTCTCAAACACCTGGAAGAGATCAAAAATGGAAAGAAGAAACAATAAAAAATACGAGTGAATTGCAATTTGCTCAAGAATATGAATGTGATTTTATTGGTTCACAAAATACATTAATTTCTCCTTCTAAATTGAGACAAATGCCTTATAAACCACCTATTTCAAAGAGAGATAGTTTAGATGTATATGTTGAACCAGATCCTAAACATTCATATGTGTGTATAGTTGATGTTGCAAGAGGAAGAGGCCAAGATTATTCTGCATTTTCAATTATAGATGTTTCTCAATTTCCATATGAACAAGTTGCAAAATATAGAGATGAAAACATTTCTCCTATATTATTACCAAATGTTGTTGATAATGTGAGTAGATATTATAATTCTGCATATATTTTAGTTGAAATAAATGATATTGGTGGTCAAGTAGCAGATATTTTACATCACGATTTAGAATATCCTAATATTTTTCAAACAAGTGTTATGGGAAGATCGGGTCAAACTTTAGGGGGCGGATTCGGAAAAGGTTCGCAATTAGGAATTAGAACTACAAAAGAAGTTAAAAGAAAAGGGTGTTCTAGTTGTAAAGATTTGATAGAAGGGGATAAATTACTTGTTTGGGATTTAGACACTATTACTGAAATGACGACATATATTGCTAAAGGATCAAGTTATGAAGCAGATGAAGGATATCATGATGACTTGATGACAACTTTAATTTTGTTTGGTTGGTTAGTAAATCAAAAATATTTTACAGAAATTACAGATTTAGATTTACGTGAAAAAATGTTTAAAGAACAACTAGAAGAAGCAGAAGCACAATTGATACCTTTTGGTTATATAAATGATGGAAGAGATTCTTATGAACCAGAAACAGTAAATATGGGTGGTGAAAAATGGGTAGTAGATAAAAAATATTCTACGGATTATCTACATTAATACGATGAATATTTTTAGGTTCTTTTATTTGATCAATTAATTTGTTTATATCGTGTTTTAAATCTGGTCTTAAATTTTTTAATTTTTGTAAATATCTTATAGATTCATTGAATATCATTTCAGGATTAATTCTCAATTCATAAAATTTATTTCTCGTTTCACTTTTTGTAGTTAAATACAAATGTTCTGGTTTTACACAATATGTATTGTTGCATGATTGATGAACTATTTTATTTCGTTCAATAGATCCCTTATAAGCAATATATGCAAATCTATGAGCAGGAATTGATTGTCCATCATATGAAAACATACCATATCCCTGTTTTGTTTTGCTTGCAGTCCAGAACCAACAATCATTTGTTTTTAAAATTTTATCTTCAAATCTTTCAATAGCCTTCTTCATCTTATTATTTATATTACAATAAATAAAAACATCTCCAAAATCAGCTAAAATATAAATATATTGGAAGCAAAAGATTTATTCAAAATATTTTAGGGAGAGATAATATGGCCTTTCAAGTTAGTCCAGGAGTAGCCGTAGCAGAAATCGACTTAACCACTAGAGTATCCATTCCTTCTATTTCAGATGGTGCTATAGCTGGTAATTTAACATGGGGTCCCTTGGAGGAGGCAACATTAGTTACTTCAGAAGATGAGCTGGTTTCAGTATTCGGTAAACCAAACGGAAATACATATAAAACATTTTTTAGTGCCGCAAGTTTTTTGAGTTATTCAAATAAACTAAGAATTGTTAGGGCGGCTAGTACATCAACTGCTAAAAATGCAGTATCTGGTGGTACTGCAATGTTGATTCGAAACGATAGTGAATATCAAAATACATACATGTCCACAACAACTGCAGGAACAAGTTTTACAGCAAAATATCCAGGAGTACTTGGAAATTCAATGAAAGTGTCTATATGTATTGCAGACAGAGCAAATACAATAGTTAGTGAGAGTGATGGTACTGTTAAACTAGCAAGTAATACAGATATTGCACTTACTGGTACATTTGCAAATAGTGATACTGGAGCAGGTATTACAGGAACAAGTACATTATTTGATACAGAATTAAGAGTTGGAGATGTTGTTGTAGAAGGTGGTTCAAACAGTAATGTAGGAATAGTAACTGCAATTACTTCTAATACTGTGGCAACAATTGCACAAGCTACTGGTGGTGCTGAAACTACAGGATTAATTGGTGGATCAGGTGTATCATTTGTAAGAAAAAAGAGATCAGCTTTTAAAGAACCAGCAACTAATATGCAAGGTTCTCTTAGTGCAACTGCAGGTTCTCAGGTAATTACAGGAACAGATACTAATTTTTCTCGACAAATTCATGTTGGAGATATTATTATATGCAATGATGATACTGGTGTTGAAGTACAACGAAGAGTGCAATCTGTTGGAAATACAACATCCATGACTATGGTATCCGCTTATGATAGAGCAATAACTACACAGAGTACTTGGAAAAGACAATGGGAATATGCAGATTCTTTTGCACAACCACCTCTTACAAGTCCTTTTGCTTATAATAAAACTGGATCAGGAGATGTTGGAGATGAAATTCACGTTATAGTAGTAGATGAAGATGGCGATATTTTAGGAGCAAAAGATAAAAGAGGAGCAAAATCTACTTCAAATAGACAAGTTCTTGAAGCACATCCAAAAGTATCAGTAGCAAATGGTGCTACAGGATCTACTGGACAATCTGTGTATTATAAAGAAGCAATAAACAATAGTTCTAAATGGGTTAGATGGACAGATCATGATGCAATGGGAGATGCTCCTACAGATGCAGGATCTAATAAAATTACTCTTGATTGGGGTAATACTCTTACTCAAGGAAATCTTAGTGCTAGATTTGCTGGATCTTTTAGTGGAGCAGGCTCAAATGGAATTATGACAGCCAGTCTTTCAGGAGGAGTTGATGGATATAGTTCTTCAGCTTCAGATGAAATTAATGCTTATAGTTATTTCAAAGATCCTGCAAAAATAGATGTTTCTTTAATAATTTCGGGAGAAGCATCAAATACTTTATGCACATATTTGATTAATGAAATAGCAGAAACTAGAAAAGATTGTGTTGTATTTGTTTCTCCTGAAGAAGCAGATGTTGTAAACAAAGAAGGAAGCGAAGTAACAAACGCAGTTGCTAGAAGGAATGCATTACCAAGCACAAGTTATGCTGTTATGGATGGAAGTTACAAATACTTGTTTGACAGGTATAATTCTATTTATAGATGGGTTCCAATGAATGGCGATATTGCTGGAATTTGTGCCCAAGCAGATAATGTTAATCCTTATGTTTCTCCTGCGGGATTTACAAGAGGAAATATAAAAGGTGCAGAATTTATAGCATATATTCCGAATAATGCTGAAAGAGATGATTTGTATATAAATGGTATTAATCCAATAGCATCATTTCCTGGAAAAGGAAAAATCCTATTTGGTGATAAAACATTATTAGCAAGACCATCATCTTTTGATAGAATTAATGTACGTAGACTTTTTATTATTCTAGAAAAAGCTATAGCAAATGCGGCTGAAAATTTGTTATTTGAATTTAACGATGAATTTACACGATTAAATTTTATTTCTATAATAGAGCCTTTTTTAAGAGATGTTCAATCATCAAGAGGTATAGAAGCGTTTCAAGTAGTATGTGATGGAACAAATAATACGCCTGCTGTTATAAATAGAAATGAGTTTAGAGGAGATATTTTCATTAAACCCACTAAATCTATTAACTTTATAGGATTAAACTTTGTTGCCGTGGCTTCTGGAGTAGAATTCTCTGAAGTGGTTAACGCAGTTTAAGGAGAAAAGAAATGGCTTTCAATATAGCAAATTTTAGACATGCAATGTATTATGATGGGCAAAGGCCCAATTTATTTCAAGTCACGATTGCTTCACAAGCTAATATCTTTGATGGAGGTGAATTAAATATGTTTGCTAAAGCGACTTCAATACCCGGTGCTACAATTGGAACAGTTATAGTGCCTTATTTTGGTAGAGAAGTTAAAATGGCAGGAAATAGAACTTTTCCAGAATGGACTGTGACTGTTATTAATGATGAAAATTTTGCGGCAAGATCACAATTTGAATTTTGGATGAATCAAATAAACAATCATTCAGACAATATTAGAGGCGCAGGACAATCATCCTCATCTTATGTCAGTACTGCAGAAGTTAAACAGTTTTCTAAAAACGGTTCTGCCACTGCAAGATATAGGTTTGTAAGCCTATTTCCAACTGATCTTTCAGAAATTACTCTGGATTGGGGTGATAATGATACTGTTGAAGAATATACTGTAACTTTTTCATATGATTATTGGACTCGTCATGCAGGTGGTATGAGTGCTGGTACGGGAACAGTAGCGCCAGATATTGAAACAAACACAGGTGGCTAATACCTCAAAAAACATAATTTTCTGATTTTGCGAGTGAATAAATATAAATTAGTACAGTACTATTATAATTATTTAACTCGCATTCAGGAAATTACATGCCTATTGAACTATTCGGTTTTTCAATCGGAAAAAAAGAACAAAAGAACGTAAAGGTTCAAACTTTTGCGGAAGCAGAATATGAAGATGGAGCATTGTCCGTAGCATCAGGTGGTGTTTATGGAACATATGTTGACACAGAAGGTGCTATAAAAAGCGAGTCTGAATTGATAAACAGATATCGTGATATGGGTCTTCAAGCAGAAGTAGAGAACGCTATTGATGACATTGTTAATGAAGCAATTGTATCATCAAAAGACAAACCCGTTGTAAGAATTAACGTAGATAATTTAAATGTTTCTGAACCCATTAGAGACAAACTAAGACTAGAATTCAAATCAATAAGTAAACTTTTAGATTTACAAAATTTAGGATCTGATGTTTTTAAGAGATGGTATATTGATGGTAGAGTTTATTATCATGTTATTGTTGATGAGAATAACTTAGAAAAGGGTATTCATGAATTAAGAATCTTAGATCCCAGAAAAATAAAGAAAATACGAGAAAAGAAAAAAGAAAAACAACCCGATGGTAAAACAAAAACCACGGTTTTAGAATATTATGTTTATAATCAAAAGGGAATTTATCAATCACAAGGACAAGTAATCGGAACTGCTTTTACAAGTGCCGCCAGTGGTTTAAAGATATCTCCCGATTCGATTGTATATACACATTCAGGACTAATGAATGCTACACGTTCATTAGTTTTATCCTACCTACACAAAGCAATCAAACCATTAAATCAATTAAGAATGATAGAAGATTCTCTGGTAATTTATCGTATTTCACGGGCTCCAGAAAGAAGAATTTTTTATGTTGATGTTGGTAATTTACCAAAATTAAAAGCAGAACAATACATGCGTGATTTAATGACACGATACAAAAATAAACTTGTATATGATGCAAACACCGGTGAAGTTAGAGATGATAGAAAACATATGTCAATGCTTGAAGATTATTGGATGCCAAGAAGAGAAGGTGGAAGAGGAACAGAAATTTCTACCCTACCTGGTGGTTCAAATCTTGGAGATATTGAAGATGTATTATATTTTCAGAAAAAACTTTACAAATCACTAGGTGTTCCTATTTCAAGACTTGAATCAGAAGCAAATTATACAATTGGCCGTGCTACAGAAATTTCAAGGGATGAAGTTAAATTTACACGGTTTGTTAATAAACTCCAAAGTAGATTTAGTTTAATGTTTGATGAGATTATGGAAAGACAATTAACACTCAAAGGCATAATGTCTAGAGAAGATTGGAAAAATGTTAAGAATGAAATATTTTATGAATTTGAAAACGATAGTCATTTTGCAGAAATAAAGCATAATGAACTTCTTCAAGATAGATTAAACATTTTAAGAGATTTACAAGATTATGCTGGAAAATATTGGTCACATGAGTATATAAGAAAGCATATTTTGATGATGACTGATGATGAAGTTAAATCTAATGATGAGCAAATGCAAAAAGAATTAGATGATCCCAGATTTTCGGGAGAAGAAGAAATGCAATTTAATTCCGTAGAAGTAAATACGGACAATAAACAATATATCAATGAAGATATTGATAAAAAAATTGAGGAGAAATTTGAAGTTGCGAAGAAAGAAAATGAGATTAAAGATAAAGTAAATGATATTCTTTTTTCTGTTTTAGAAGATGATGAAAAATTTGTAAGTTAAAAATTTATAAATTGATTCTGGTGAAGATTTAGGTGCAGAGACATAAATGAAAGACGATCAAAAAGAACCACAAGACTTAGATTTAAGTAAAGTTTTAGCTACTGCTCTTGCTTATACTAAAAAAACACTTAAAAAGACTAAAGAAGAACTTGTTGTAGGCATAAAAGAAATTTTAGATCCTGTAACTGGTGAAAAAGTCAGAGTTCTTGAAATCAAAGGTACAGAAGGTTCCAAGGGCGAAAAAGGTGAAAAGGGAGAGCAAGGAGAGATTGGTCCCGTTGGTGAACGAGGGGAAGACGGGAGAATTGGGCCTCAAGGTGTTCAAGGACCTCAGGGAGAGCAGGGAGAAACTGGACCCGAGGGACCCGAGGGAGAAAAGGGCGATCCTGGTGATGATGCTGAAGTAACTAGACTTGAAATTGAAATAGAAGGCATCAAAAAAGTTGTTAAAGAAGTTAGTTCAAAAGCAACCCAAACTGCACAAAAAGTAGCAGGAGGAAGCGGTTGGGGTGAAGGCGGCGGTGGAGGAGGAGCTTCTGGAATACACGGAACACATGGAACTTCTGGATCTGCGGGTTCATCTGGCGAAACTCATGGTACTTCTGGATCTTCTGGAGTTGATGGAACGTTTTTAGGCACTCATGGTACTTCTGGCTCTGCAGGAAGTTCTGGAGGAACAGGAAGTCATGGTACTTCTGGCTCTGCAGGATCATCTGGATCTGCTGGTTCGTCTGGCTCATCTGGGTCTACAGGAACTTCTGGATCATCTGGTTTAACATATGCTTCATCTGGATCTTCTGGAACTGCAGGAACATCTGGTCGTGATGGCGGTTCTTATATTCATATTCAATCTTCAGCCCAACCTGTTTGGTTAATAAATCATAATTTAAATACTAGACCAATAAACATATTAGTAGTAGATAGTGATTACAATGTAATTTATCCTGAATCTGTTCAATTTATTGATTCCAATACTGTAAAAATAATCTGGCCTTCCTCTCAAGCAGGATTTGCTTCAATCACTTTTGGTGAAGCCTCTTCTGGTACTTCAGGAACATCTGGATTAACATATGCTTCTTCTGGTTCTGCTGGCTCTGCAGGAAGTGCTGGATCTACTGGTTCTGCAGGAAGTTCGGGAAGTGCTGGAAGTGCAGGAAGTTCGGGATCGTCTGGTCGTGATGCTTCTTCTGGATCATCTGGTTCTTCTGGAACATCTGGAACATCTGGAGTAGATGGTGAACAAGGAGATACGGGAGAAGGAGGAACTTCTGGTTCGTCAGGAACTACTGGAACGCATGGAAGTTCTGGTTCTTCGGGAACAGATGGGACATCAGGAACATCTGGATCAGATGGAACTGAAGGAGATACAGGACCTCAAGGAACTGGAGGAACATCTGGCTCTGCAGGAAGTTCGGGAAGTGCTGGATCGTCTGGTTCATCTGGAGAAGATGGAACTTCGGGATCGTCTGGTTCATCTGGAGAAGATGGAACTTCTGGATCTTCTGGATCGTCTGGTTCTGCAGGAAGTTCTGGAACTTCTGGAACTGCTGGTACAAGTGGAACTTCTGGAACTGCTGGATCATCTGGTATAGATGGTGGTTTTGGAGGAGCTTCATTTTCATATCGTTACAATACTACACAAGGTACGGATGATCCAGGAACAGGGAAAATAGCATTTACTCTAACTTCTGGTACTTTTACAACTCCTGATCAAGCTAATAGATTAAGAATAAGTGATACTGATCAAGACGGAACAATAATTGATAGTTTTTTACAAACAATTAATGATGTTGCTTTTAGTGATCCTAAAGGACATTTACGAATTTATGATAAAGATGATCCAGATGAATTTATGTTATATGGTATCAATGAATTTGATACTGTAAATCCTTCATGGTATTATGTAAAAGTTACATATTTAGATTCCTCATTAACTGATTTTCAAAACGCAACTGAACTTGTTGCAACATTTGCAAGAACTGGTGATTCTGGAACTTCTGGATCTGCTGGTTCATCTGGATCTGCGGGTAGTGCTGGATCCGCTGGTTCTGCTGGAAGTGCTGGCTCTGCAGGGAGTGCGGGTTCTGCAGGAACTGCTGGTTCTGCTGGTTCATCTGGATCCGCTGGATCTTCTGGATTGACATATGCTTCTTCTGGATCTGCTGGATCGTCTGGATTGACATTTGCTTCATCTGGATCATCTGGAGGAACAGGAAGTCATGGAACTTCTGGAACTACTGGAACTTCTGGCTCTGCTGGAAGTACTGGTTCTGCAGGTTCTGCAGGTAGTGCTGGATCTTCTGGACAAGATGGTGGTTCTTATATTCATAATCAAGAGTCAGCGGCATCCGTTTGGTTAATAAATCATCATCTAGGTGTTAGACCTTTAAATACTACAGTTGTAAATACTGATTATGATGTAATTTATCCAGAATCGATTAGATTTACAGACTCACGTACTGTTAAATTAGTTTTTACATCTGCAGTAGCGGGTTGGTGTGCATTAACTTTTGGAGAAGGCTCTTCTGGAACTTCTGGTTCTTCTGGAACTTCTGGATCGTCTGGTTCTGCAGGATCTGCTGGTTCTGCTGGTTCTGCAGGATCGTCTGGATCGTCTGGTTCTGCAGGAAGTGCAGGTAGTGCTGGATCATCTGGATGGACTTATGCTTCTTCTGGATCGTCTGGTTCTGCAGGAAGTGCTGGCTCTGCTGGAAGTGCTGGATCTGCTGGTTCTGCTGGAAGTGCAGGAAGTTCGGGAAGTGCTGGATCGTCTGGCTCTGCAGGAAGTTCGGGAAGTGCTGGATCTGCTGGTTCCGCTGGTTCTGCAGGGAGTGCTGGTTCATCTGGATCTGCAGGAAGCTCTGGATCTTCTGGTACTTCTGGATCTTCTGGTTCATCTGGCTCTGCAGGAAGTGCTGGCTCTGCTGGAAGTGCTGGCTCTGCAGGATCATCTGGATCTGCTGGTTCATCTGGCTCTGCAGGATCATCTGGATCTGCTGGTTCATCTGGCTCTGCAGGAAGTGCTGGAAGTGCTGGCTCTACAGGAAGTTCGGGAAGTGCTGGATCATCTGGTCGTGATGGTGTTTTTGGAGGAGCGGCTTTTGAATATGATTTTTCAAATACAGCATTTGTAGGAGCTACAAGTGATCCTGGTGCGGGTAAACTTAACGTAGGATTCGATAATGGATCTATTACTTTAGAGGATGATACTGGAAGTTTTATTTTAGAAACAGAGTCGGATCTTTTATTAGAGGGAGGTTCTACACCTACTGATTTTTCTACAGTTAACAGAATTTCTATAAGCGAAACTGATGTAAATGGAACATCAACTGAAAGTTTTTTAAGTCAAGTTCAAACAGCAACATCTGCAATTAAAGGTCATGTAAGAATTCATCGAAAAACATATTCTGACCAATATGCAATGTTTACCATTCATTATGTTACTAATAATACAGATTTTCAAGAAATAGAAGTTACAAAAGTTGGTGGTGAAAATGCATTTTTTGCTAATGATGAAGACATAGTTGTTACATTTGCAAGAACTGGTGATGCTGGAACATCTGGAACATCTGGATCATCTGGATTAACTTATGCTTCTTCTGGAAGTGCTGGCTCTGCAGGAAGTGCAGGAAGTTCTGGAACTGCAGGATCGTCTGGTCGTGATGGGGGTTCTTTTACTCATGAACAATCTTCAGCGGCATCTGTTTGGTTAATAAATCATACTTTAACAAAAAGAGTTATAAATGTTCAAGTTTGTGATGATGATTATAATGTAATTTATCCAGAATCTATTCAATTTACGGATTCAAATAATATAAAAATAGTATTTCCTACTGCAATAGCAGGATGGGCTACAGTAACGTTTGGAGAATCAACTTCTGGTACTTCTGGAACTGCAGGATCATCTGGAATAACTTATGCTTCTTCTGGATCGTCTGGTTCTGCAGGAAGTGCTGGCTCTGCTGGAAGTGCTGGATCTGCTGGTTCTGCTGGAAGTGCAGGAAGTTCGGGAAGTGCTGGCTCTGCAGGAAGTGCTGGTTCATCTGGCTCTGCAGGAAGTGCTGGAAGTGCTGGAAGTGCAGGAAGTGCTGGCTCTTCTGGTTCTGCAGGAAGTGCTGGATCCGCAGGAACTTCTGGAACTGCAGGAACTTCTGGACTAGATGGTAATTTTGGAGGAGCATCTTTTGAATATGATTTTGAAAATACAACATTTACAGGTGCATCAAGCGATCCAGGTTCTGGTAAACTTGAAGTAGGTATTGATACTGGATCTGCACCAACTGATTTCTCTACAGTTAACAGAATTTCTATAAGCGAATTAGATGTAAATGGTACATCAACTGAGAGTTTTCTAGATCAAGTTGATGGTGCAACATCTGCAATTAAAGGTCATGTAAGAATTCATAAAAGATTTAATAGTGATCAATATGTAATATTTACAATTTCAGATGTTACTAATAATACAGATTTTCAAGAAATAGAAGTTTCAAAGATCGGAGGACAAACTGCATTATTTTCCGATGATGAAGATATAGTTGTTACATTTGCAAGAACTGGTGATGCTGGAACATCTGGAACTGCTGGAACTTCAGGAACTGCAGGAACTTCTGCTTCTGCTGGTTCTGCAGGAAGTGCTGGATCATCTGGCTCTGCAGGAACTTCTGGAACTACTGGTTCTTCAGGAAGTGCAGGAAGTTCGGGAAGTGCTGGATCGTCTGGCTCTGCAGGAACTGCAGGATCCTCTGGATTTTTAAATCTAAATAATTCTGCAGAAGATCGTTTAATTTCTATTAATGCTGATACTGAATCTGGTGATGGAGAAACAAATTTAACATTTGATGGAAATGAATTAAATGTAACTGGTAAAACTTTTTTGGTGGGTACAAGTGGAACAACTGGTTATATTCAAATGTCTCAAAGAGATGATGTTTCAGGAAATAAACCTACTTTGACTGCAGGTCAATCTGCAGTTTTTTCAAGTTCTTCGGGAGCAGGAGGAACAGGAATATATTTTAAACAAGGAACTGATGATCCCGATGAATTGGTTTCACGCAAAAAAGCAATAACTTATGGATTAATATTCTAATATGTCTATCGAAACAAATTTAATAGCAAATACAAATAGTGCAACAGCCACTACAGTTTATACTTCATCAGGAGAGTCTGCAGTTACAACAATATTTTTTTGTAATACAGATTCTTCTGCTATTGATGTAACATGTTGGATTGTTCCTAATGGTGACACATTGGGAGATGAACACATGATAATGAAAGAATTAACAATAAATGCAACTGATACTTTTGCTTTTGGAAGTGAAAGAATTTTAATGGGAGCAAGCGATACTATTCAAGCAATCGCTGATACAGTAGATAAAGTTTCAGTAGTAATTAGCTATACGAGTATTTAATTAATGGCACTATTTCTTAAAGGCGAATACGCAGATTATAGTTTAAAAGAGAAAACAACTTCTGGTTCCGCTGGCTCTGCTGGATCTGCGGGGAGTGCTGGATCTGCAGGTTCTGCTGGTTCTGCAGGATCGTCTGGATTGACATATGCTTCATCTGGAAGCTCTGGCTCTGCGGGTTCTGCAGGGAGTGCTGGATCTTCTGGACAAGATGGTAGTTCTTTTGTTCATACTCAATCTTCAGCTTCACTTGTCTGGTTGATAACTCATGGTTTAGGAACTAGACCAGTAAATATAGAAGTTGTTGATGATAATTATAATGTTATTATACCAGAATCTATTCAATTTATTGATGGAAATAATGTAAAAATAGTATTTACTTCTTCACAAGCAGGATATGCCGCCATAACTTATGGACAGGGTTCTTCTGGAACTTCTGGTTCTGCAGGAACTTCTGGTTCTTCGGGAATGGGTGGAACTGCTGGATCATCTGGATCTACTGGTTCTACAGGAAGTGCTGGCTCTGCAGGATCATCTGGCTCTGCGGGAAGTGCAGGAAGTTCTGGGAGTGCTGGTTCTTCTGGTTCTGCAGGAACTTCTGGAACTACTGGAACTTCTGGAACTGCAGGAACATCTGGACAAGATGGAAATTTTGGTGGTCAATCTTTTGAATATGATTTTGAAAATACAACATTTACAGGCGCCGCAAGTGATCCAGGTTCTGGTAAACTTGTAGTAGGAATTGATACTGGATCTGCACCTACAGATTTTTCTACAGTTGATAGAATTTCTATGAGTGAAGCTGATGTAAATGGTACATCAACTGAAAGTTTTCTAGATCAAGTTGATGGTGCAACATCCGCAATTAAAGGACATGTAAGAATATCGAAAAAATTTGATACAAGTACGTATGTAATGTTTACTATCTCGGATGTTACTAATGATTCGGGTTTTCAAGAAATAGAAGTTTCGAAAATAGGAGGACAAACTGCATTATTTGATGATGATGAAGACATAATTGTTACATTTGCAAGAACTGGTGATGCTGGAACTTCTGGAACATCTGGTTCTTCAGGAAGTGCTGGTTCTGCAGGATCATCTGGCTCTGCGGGAAGTGCTGGCTCATCTGGATCCGCTGGCTCTGCGGGAAGTGCGGGTAGTGCTGGAAGTGCTGGTTCTGCTGGAAGTGCTGGCTCTGCAGGAAGTGCTGGTTCTTCGGGGGCAGGAGGAACACACGGAACTGCAGGTAGTGCTGGATCTGCTGGTTCATCTGGATCTGCAGGAAGTGCTGGCTCTGCGGGTTCTGCAGGAAGTGCTGGATCTTCTGGACAAGATGGCGGATCTTATATTCATACTCAATCTTCAGCTTCACTTGTCTGGTTTATACCTTATAATTTAAATACTAGGCCTGTAAATATAGAAGTTGTTGATGATAATTATAATGTAATTTATCCAGAATCTATTCAATATATTGATTCAAATAATGTAAAAATAGTATTTCCTACTACTCAAGCAGGATATGCGGCGGTAACTTTTGGTGAAGGATCGTCTGGATCATCTGGTTCGTCTGGATTGACTTATGCTTCATCTGGATCATCTGGTACTTCTGGATCATCTGGGAGTGCTGGTTCTTCAGGAAGTGCTGGATCTGCTGGTTCCGCTGGCTCATCTGGATCCGCTGGCTCTGCAGGAAGTGCTGGTTCATCTGGCTCTGCAGGAAGTGCTGGAAGTGCTGGAAGTGCAGGAAGTGCTGGCTCTGCAGGAAGTGCTGGCTCTGCTGGTTCTGCGGGCTCTTCTGGATACACTTATGCTTCATCTGGTTCATCTGGCTCTGCGGGAAGTGCTGGTTCTGCAGGATCATCTGGTTCGTCAGGAACTACTGGAACTTCTGGAACATCTGGTTCTTCAGGAAGTGCTGGTTCTGCAGGATCATCTGGCTCTGCGGGAAGTGCTGGTTCTGCTGGATCCGCTGGCTCTGCAGGAAGTGCTGGAAGTGCTGGTTCATCTGGTTCTGCTGGTTCTTCAGGAAGTGCTGGAAGTGCAGGAAGTGCTGGCTCTACAGGAAGTGCTGGATCCGCTGGCTCTGCAGGGAGTGCTGGATCATCCGGTCGTGATGGTGGATCTTACATTCATACACAATCTACACCTGCAATTGTTTGGTTAATACCTTATAATTTAGGAACTCGACCTGTAAATATAGAAGTTGTTGATACTAATTATAATGTTATTGTACCAGAATCCACTCAATATGTTGATTCTAATACTGTAAAAATAATTTTTCCCATTGCTCAAGCAGGATTTGCCGCAATAACTTTTGGTGAAGGATCGTCTGGAACTTCTGGATCTTCAGGAACTTCTGGATCTTCAGGAACTTCTGGATCGTCTGGACAAGATGGAAACTTTGGTGGTGCATCTTTTCAATATGTTTTTGAAGATACTTCATTTACAGGATCAGCAAGTGATCCTGGTTCTGGAAGACTTGAAGTAGGTATTGATACTGGATCTGCACCAACTGATTTCTCTACAGTTAATAGACTTTCTATAAGTGAAACAGATTCAAATGGTGCCGATACTGAAAGTTTTCTAGATCAAGTTGATGCATCATCTTCAGCAATTAAAGGTCATATAAGATTGGCCGCACTATTTGATGCTGGTCAATATGTAATGTTTACAGTTGGTGATCTTACGAATGCAGGAGATTATCAAGAAATAGAAGTTACAAAGATTGGTGGACAAGACGCATTTTTTGCTGATGATGCTGATATACTTTTTACAGTTGCAAGAACTGGTGATGTTGGTACCTCAGGAACTTCTGGATCGTCTGGTAGTTCTGGATCTGCTGGCTCTGCGGGTTCTGCTGGAAGTGCTGGATCTGCTGGCTCTGCAGGAAGTGCTGGATCCGCTGGCTCTGCAGGAAGTTCTGGAAGTGCTGGCTCATCTGGCTCTGCAGGAAGTGCGGGTTCTGCAGGAAGTGCAGGAAGTGCAGGTACTGCTGGAAGTGCTGGAAGTGCTGGCTCTGCAGGAAGTGCTGGATCATCTGGTCGTGATGGCGGATCTTTTCTTCATACTCAATCTACACCTGCACTTGTTTGGTTAATAAGTCACGCTTTAAATATTAGACCTCTAAATGTAGAAATTACTGATACTAATTTTAATATAATTATTCCAGAATCAATTCAATTTATTGATTCTAATACTGTAAAAGTTATTTTTCCCACTACTCAAGCAGGATATGCGGCACTTACTTTTGGTGAAGGATCGTCTGGAACTTCTGGTTCATCTGGATTGACTTATGCTTCATCTGGTTCTTCTGGAACTGCAGGAACTACTGGCTCTGCGGGTTCATCTGGATCGTCTGGTTCTGCTGGAAGTGCTGGTTCTGCAGGGAGTGCTGGCTCTGCTGGAAGTGCTGGAAGTGCTGGATCGTCTGGTTCTGCAGGAAGTTCTGGTTCTGCTGGCTCTGCAGGATCGTCTGGTTTAACTTATGCTTCATCTGGTTCATCGGGTTCTTCTGGAGAAACTGGAACTGCTGGATCGTCTGGTTCTGCAGGAAGTTCTGGTTCTGCTGGCTCTGCAGGAAGTGCTGGATCATCTGGATCTGCAGGAAGTACAGGAAGTGCTGGCTCTGCAGGAAGTGCTGGATCGTCTGGTTCTGCAGGAAGTTCTGGTTCTGCAGGAAGTGCAGGGAGTGCTGGAACATCTGGAACAGATGGAACTGATGGAAATGCTGGCGGTGCTTACATTCATACTCAATCTTCAGCCGCACTTGTCTGGTTGATAACTCATGGTTTAAATACTAGACCTTTAAATATCGAAGTTGTTGATGGTAATTATAATGTTATTATACCAGAATCTACTCAATATATTGATTCTAATACTGTAAAAATAATTTTTCCCACTACTCAAGCAGGATATGCTGGTCTCACACACGGAGAAGGATCTTCTGGAACATCTGGTACTTCTGGACTAACTTATGCTTCATCTGGATCTGCAGGAAGTGCTGGATCTGCAGGGACTTCTGGTGTTTCTGGAAGTCTTCCAGCAGGAGGTGCTGGTCAAATTCAATATTATGCAACATCATCTACTCTTGGAGCGTATTCTGGATTTCTTGTAGATGATGTTACAACTCCAACTCAGATAGCCATGAATTTTCCAATTTACTCTTCAAGTGGTGCAACTGGATTAGCTAATCTTAAAGTACATGGAACATCTGGACTTGATGGAGCAACTACAGTAGGGGGGACTTTAACTACAGTAGATATTCTTCCTTCTGCAAATAATACGAGTGATGTTGGTTCAGCAACAATGGTTTATAATGACATGTATGCAGTTACATTTAACGGAAGAGCAACTTCAGCAAACTGGTCTGACTTGGCCGAGAGATATGAATCAGATAAAATATATGAACCAGGAACTGTTTTAGCAGTAGGAGGAACAAAAGAGGTCACATTATATCAAGTTGACATGCCTTATGCTGGTGTTGTTTCAGATAAACCTGGATTGAGAATGAATGATGGTATGATACAAAGAGAAAATGAATTTATGCTTTTTATTTGTTTGAAAGGAAGAATATTAGTTAAGATTGAGGGAGGATGTAATAAAGGAGATTTTATTATAGCTTATAAAGATGGAACTGGAAAAGTTATAACTAAATATGAATATGAACCACACAAACATGATTTAATTGGAATAGCATTAACTAATAGTAATGGTGATTTTGTAGAAGTAAAAGTATGATATAGAAAGAAAGCAATATGTCTAGTGAACAACAGGGTGAACATGCAAAAAATGTAGATGCTCTTTTTAATGAAGAAAGAGGAGCCTGTTATAGAAAAATTTCAGATTCACCATGGTGGTCTGATTTAGATTTTGAAAGCGAACAAGATGAAGATTTAATGTTTATTGAACTTTGGTCTTCAGTAGTTACTAATGAACACTATAAAGCATATAGAGTGATAACTTCACAAGGTATAGAAGATGATGATCCAGAAAGAGAAAATTTAATAAAAGAATTTAGTGAACCAGGTCCAGATTTTGTTCATCCAAGCGTTTTTGTTAGAGGAAGAATATTAAATGATTTTGAATCATTATCTGTTAAATATGGAGAAGACACATTCGAAACTTATATAAAAAAATTGTATAATGATTATCCCGTGCCTGAAGATCAAGAAACTTTAAATTGGGTTACAGAAAATAATAAAAATCCTGATTTTTTACTTAATCATAAATGGAAGATTTTATCTGAATTATTGAGTTCAATTCATAATTATTGTGCGAATAAAGGAATATCATTATGACTCAAACTGAAAGAATGCGTGTTTTTAAAAAGGCTTGGGTAAAAACAATTGAAAGAACATTGTATTCTCCGAATATTTCAGCAAATGCTATAGGAGCTGGTATGTTTCTAGGTGAAGTTTCTATGCAATTATTTCCAGATAATAATTTAACTGAAAAATTAGACTTTTCTGTTGGGGAAAAATATGTTGATATGAGATCATTAAAGCACGATATAATTAATTTGACAGGATCAGAAATAATTCCTTTTACAAGTGCAAATGATTTAACTGAATCTATGCGTGGATCTAGTGCATTATATCTTCATGGTGAGAATTCTAGATTACTTAAAAAATTAGGAACTCAAATTAATGCATGTGTTCATTTAGGCAATGGTTATTTTATTGATAATATGACAGGTAGTTCATTTACTTGGGATGGATATAAATATGATAATGAATTTGAACCTAGATTATTATGGTGGACAAAGATTCATTATAATCCAACAATACATATAAATGGTATGTATTGTAGGCCTAACAATTTAGGAGATAATAATGATGAAATTGTGTGGAGAGATTTTTGGGATGGAATATGCCCTTAGATCCTGAAAATAAACTAGAAATAATAGTAAATTTAAGTGTAGCAAATAATGCGTTTGTTATTACAAGTGATATTGAACCTGTTCCTGATATGACTTTTTTTGATCATATTAGAATATTTTCTGATCATTTGACTGGTTGGGTAGAACCCAAATCGGATAATTCACATAAATTAGATTTAACTCTTACGAGTAATAATTATTCGATTCCCAAATATGTATCTTGCGGAGGACAATGGGGCGAAGCACATTATTGGCATTTTGAATTTAATAATTCAATATATCATGATGTAATAACTATATTAGACAATAATAATATTTCATATACAGAAGTGTCAAATACAACTCCTGTGCATGTACGATTGAAATCTTAGGAATTATATGGCTGGACCCTTAGCATGTCCTACAAATTTGACTAATCTTGCTTCTCAATTAAATGATTTAGTTGAGCAGTCTGATATTAATACAATGAGAACTTCTATCAATGATGAATTGACTAGAAGATCCATAACTAATGAAACTTGGGATCCTTATGCCGATCCAATCGCCGCATCAATATTTGATGAAATACAACTCGCAGTTGAATATAATTTAGGAGGAACTACACCAACAACAGGTGTACCAATTCAACCAACTGTTTCTGCAGGTGATCTAATTTTAGCATCTCAAATTGAAACGTTAGAATCTAATCTTGATGAATGGAAAGTTTTATGCGTATGCAATTGTAATTTCTGTCCATGTAATTGTGACTTTTGTCCTTGTAACTGTGATTTCTGCCCATGTAATTGTGACTTTTGTCCTTGTAACTGTAATTTTTGTCCGTGTAATTGTAACTTTTGCCCATGTAATTGCAATTTTTGTCCATGTAACTGTAATTTCTGTCCTTGTAACTGTAATTTCTGTCCTTGCAACTGTAACTTTTGCCCTTGTAATTGTAACTTCTGTCCGTGTAACTGTAACTTCGGTCCAAAATAGAGAAATAATATGACTCAATCACACAACTTAGAAACTGTAGCTCCAAATCAAATGTATACACCACCAAGTACAGGGTGGTCTCCTCCACAACAGCAACAGAAGAATAATGGAGGAATGCCTGGCTTTAATCCAATGCAGAGTTTTAATTTCGATGTAAACGTAACAAGTGAATGTAATCTTGCTTGTACTTACTGTTCAGAAGGAGAATCTTGTGGTCTTTCTTCTGCTTTTCAAGAGCCCACAGAAATGACTCCTGTGCAAGTAGTTGAAGCAGTAAGAACCTTAGATTATAACAAATATAAAGATGTAAATGTTTATTGGTGGGGAGGAGAACCTTTTGCCAATTTTCATTTTACAAGTACTTGTATGAAATTATTGAAAGATGATAAAAAAGTTAATTTCATGTATTATACAAATGGTACTTATCTGAAAAAATATAAAAAACAACTTAAAGGTATTAGAGATATGCTTGGTAAGAGAATTGATTATCCTTGGCAAGATAGATTACATATACAAATTTCTTTTGATGGTGAGCCTATTAATACAAAAGAAAGAAGAACAAAAAAAGGCGAAAGTAAAAAATTATCGGCATCTGTTCTTAAAATATATGATGAGTTGAAAAAAGATGGATTTTCTGTAGGAATGAAACCTACTATCTCATCACGAAATTTTAAATATCTTTTTGAAGTTTGGAAGTGGCATCATGATCGAGGAGAACATTATGGACCTACTCCTGATACCCATAGTGTGGATCCAGATAGACCTGATGGCGCAGTTCCAGAAGAAGAATTTGCACAACACATGAAAGATTTAAGAGTGAATTTAATGAAAATTGTCAAATATAGCATGGAGAATAAAATAGAATTAGCACAATCTTTTAGATGGTTTAAGAGAGAAAAACAAAATTGTTCAGCAGGAATAAATTATCTATCATTGGATCTTGATGGTAAAACTTACCCATGTCATGGTTGTATGTATCGACAAAGGGAAGATCATCATAGAGGAGATATTAAATCTAATACTTTACAAAAACTTGTTGATGAAACAACTGCGACATATCAATCATATTTAAATGATTTTAGAACAGATGGTACCTTAGCATGTAATAGTTGTACTGCAGATTTTTGTTTAAAATGTCCAGCGGGATCTTTTGATGCATCAGATACAAAATATCCAGAAAAAACAGTAGGTGAAAAATGGCAAGATCATACTGCAAATCATCAATTATGTACTGTATGGAAAACCTTAGAACCCGTATCTAAAGCATATAGACAATTAACAGGACATCAATTATGATAATAGGTGATCCTAAAAAGTGCCCAATAGCACTTTCTGATGGATGTACAACTTGTAGTAAAATTTATAGTGGGGAAGATAGAGTGGAATTTGGTAATTGTCAAGAAGAACCTATTAAAATTAATTTTCATATGAAATTTAAAGATCAATTAACTGAGCAACAAAGAAAACAATCTGGTAGAGATCCTTGGAAGGAATTACAATATGCCTGAATATCATTTAGAAGTGTCAGTAACAGAAAAATGTAATCTTGGTTGTCCATATTGTTATGTTGCAAATCAAGACAAATTTATGACACCTGAAGTGTTTGATAAAGCATGGCCTGAATTTATAAAGTTAGTAGATAGATCAAAGGCTGATGCTAGAGGAAGATTTCATTTAACATTTTTTGGTGGTGAACCTCTTTTAAATATGCCATTAATTAAACACGCTACAAAAAAATTAAGAGGAGGCGAACATTCTGATAGACTTCATGCATTATCAATTATTTCAAATATGACATTAATAAATGATGAGATTGCTGATTGGTTAGAAGAAAATCGAGTAGGAATAAGTTGGAGTTTTGATGGAATATCTTCAAATGAGTCTAGACCTGTAATTAAAAATATGGGAGAAAATAAAGGATATTCAAGTGTGTTTGAAATGTATAATGAAAAACAGCATTTGATTAGAAGACTGACAAAATATAGTAAGACATGTAAAGTGATGATTTTTCCTGCTAATGTTGATGCAATGACAGAAAATTTTGAATTTTTAGTTGATTTTGGAATTCCTTGTCCAGATTTTTCTATTGTAAGAGATGATATTTGGTCTATTGATGATTTACAACATTTTAGAAGAGAGGTTAGAAGATTAGCAGATAAACAAATAGAATATCTTTCTAAAGGAATTTTAGCAGTTAATGGAATGTTTAATTTACCATTACAAGATATGTTATTGGGTATTACTAAAAACAAGAGACCATTTGGATGTTTTGCAGGAGTGAGCGGTTCAGTTATGTCAGTAGAAGGAGAATTTTATCCATGTGCTAGATTTGGATCTAAAAAAGTTTTACCTATGAAAGGAGATGAATATAATTTTTCATATTTTCAACATATTTTTAATCCTAAAACATATAATAAATGTAAGGGGTGTGATCTATATAAAGTATGTAATGCAGGTTGTACATATTCGCAGATAAGAAATGGAAATACACCTGTAGATTCTATTTGTGAATTATTTCATATGTACTATGATGAAGCAATAAGAATTGTTGAAGAGTGTAAAGATTTTCCAACATTTCAAGATTATATTGGAAAATTATTTAAGGGTCGAGGAGACTTTTATACTCCTTTTGAAATAGAGGAAAAGAAAGATTTATTTTCTATGCTAGAAGTTTCACAGATGAAACATAGTGAACATCAATCATTTGTGGAATCATTACCAGCATGATATTTGATAAACCTGTAATAGATCCAAGAGTTAACCAAGGAGATGGACCACCAAAATATATTCCTGGTCAATTATTAGATAAAAAAGATTTAACAGTATATCAACATAAAGATACTACAATGGTTGTTTTAGATTATGATCAAAAAATTAATGTTGATGTGATGAATGAAGTTTTATATAGAACTATAGAGGGTGGAGCAATAAGAAAAAATGAATATGTAATTATAGTATCTAAAAAACAATTAAATAGAAAAATGTTTAGAAATGTAATAGATAAAATTCTATATTCACAAGATTTGAGATATGATTATATGTCAAGTCTTCCAAAGAATTTACATAATAATGTAATAGATTTTAAAGATACTAAAGAATTAACGGGGGACTTAAATAAATCTACATACGAAGAAGAAGGCACTTTAAGTTGGGAATTACTTAGTCCGGTTGAACAAGGTTGTATAATATTTGAACAATTTTATGGTGATGATCCTGAAATTGTCGCAGGTAAAAATATAAGTGCTGAAGAATGGATATCTGCAAATAGAAATGTTTGGCATCTTGTAGATAGAGCAACAGATGAACAGAGAAAAGAGTGGTTAGAAAAGTTCTATAGATATAAAAAAGTGTATGATACATTTCCAACCGCACCACTTATTACGGAGCCATAATGAATAAAGATGAACGAAAAGAAATTTCAGAAAAGGCGGCCCGTGAAGGTGATATCAATGCAATAATAAAACAATTGCAAGATGAAGAAACTCCTGATAAAGTTCAAGCTAGAGATAAAAATTTACTCAAGAGAAGTTTCGAATATGAATCCGGAGAAGAGGGAATAGGTCATGAGCCATTATTTAAATATAATTTAGATTTTGCAGGATTAATGAGAAATATGTCCTACATAATTAAAAAATATAAGGAAAGAAAAAAATGAGATCCCGTTCAGATAAAATTTGTCCAGAATTTAGTAAATTGGATGATATTATTGATTATGAAAGAGGATTGAATGATGGAGAGAGTATATGCAAACCATATACAACCCATAAGATTCATGAATTGGCAACTATTCAGGAACAGAGTCTTGCAAAAAATCCAGATTCAAAAATTAGAGAAATTTCGAATAGAAAATTAAATGAAGTAGTAAAAGAAAATTTTGAATCTGTTTCAACAGATAGACATCGACATCGTATTGAAGATTTAAAACAGGGAAAAATAAAAACTGAAGAAGCAACTGTTAGTGAAATTTATGATAGACATTTTACACATGGAGAAAATGAAAAAACAAGAGTTGCACATGGTGGTGCAATTCATTTATTTTATATGACAAGTCAATGTAATTTAGATTGTAATTATTGCTATCAGCATTTAGAAGGAAGACCTAAACATTTACCCGAACCTCCTTTAATAGCCAATCTTATCGATAATATTATGGAATCAGATAGACCTGATGAACAAACTCTTTATTGTATTTTTGGTGGTGAACCTTTGATGGAATGGGAGAATTGTAGATTTTTAATGGATTATGCTTATAAATCAAAACATAATTGTCATTTTAATATAACATCAAATGGTATATTATTAAGTAAGCCTGCTTTTTTTAAAAAAGTGACCGCATATTTAGAAGAGCATCCTGAAATAAAACAAAGAGTTTCTTTTGATATTAGTTTTGATGGAGTTGGAAGTCAAGATAGAGTTTATTATTCTGGGAAAGATTCAACTCTTGATGTATTAAAATGTTTTGGTAATATTATGGAATACAATAAAGACAAATCCCGTGAAGATCAAATACGGTGGAGATGTAGATATACTATTCATAGATCAAATGTAATGTGTTTTGCAAAAGATATGTTTCATATAGCAACGACATATGGACCAGATAGAGTTGTAACATCTTTAGATAATAAGTGTGCAGAAGGCGAAACGCCAGAAGATGAAGCAAAAATTAAATGGTTATTAAAAGAACAAATTGATTGGCTTAGAGAAAAATGGAGAAGAAATTTAATAAATTATCCTGTGTGTAGTTTATTTTGTGATATGTGTAATTCATGTGGAGAAAAGAAAGATCATAGATTTTATTATAGTCAACAAGGTCTTGCTAGAATTCAAAATGTGAATGTAAGAGTTGGAGAAGAGTTCTTTGATTTTCCAGATGCAGATCCCGAAATAGAAAGAGAATTACCTAAAGCTGGGTTACCAAAAACAATGTTTGATCGTTTAGGTATAGTTGATACCTTTGGTCAAGGATCTGGAACAGAACATTTACAAGAAACAAAATTTGCGGAAGACGGAAAAAGTCTTTCTTGTTAGGAGATATTATGGCTGAAGAACATGAATTGATTAAAAAACACGCTAATGAAGCAATACAAGCATTAGTTCCATTATTAGATAATGAAAAAACACGCCATATAGGTCATGTATTATTAAAAGCAATTGACTTGGGTTTAGGTATGTTGTCAGCAGATGCTAAAGGAGAGTCTAGTGGAGCGAACAATCAAATAAGAGTAAGTGGGGCTTCTCCTCCAGGAACCGTTCCTCAAAATTTTCAGAAAGATATAGAGCAAGAAAATAAGGTACAGGGATTAGTAGATGAAACATTAAAGGAATTAGAAATGATGGATAATCATGAATCTAATCCTGTAACTACAGACAAAGATGGTAATGAAATAGAATATGTAAAAGGAATGCTTTGTAATTGTCAATTTGCTTCTGAATTTCACAAATACTGTGATAATCAATGTAAAGAGACTTTGATTAAAGCAGAAGGAAATCCAAAAGAATATATTAAATTTATTGATAAAGAAAGAAAAGAACAAGATACTAAATCTCTTGATGAGGCAATGGATGAGGTTACAGGCTTTATTGATACAGAATTGGGTATTGGAGTTTCTCCTAGACCAAAACCACAACAATCACAGCAACAAGCTCCTCAAAATGATGTACAGCAAGAAACTCCTTTAAATGAAGAAAACAAGCAATTTGCGTTAGATCCTAGTCAACCTGTTATTATGCCTGGTGAACCAACTGGACTTGAAAATGACAGTAGTTAATTTATCCTCTATTAATATTATTGCAGTTCTTACTAAGATAAAAAAATTAGAAGAAAGTAATATTTCAAATAAATATTCTCGTATAGTTGATTTATTAGATTCTACAAAATCAAGATTTGATGTTTCTCTTGATTCATATAAAAATGTGGAATTATTAGCAGATCATATAGAATTTTCAACAACGGGCTTAATTCTTTGGCAAAGAATGAGAGATAAATATAACGACTTAGCGGACAAATGATGGCATTCAATGATATACCTGGAAATTCAACATGGAAAACTGTAAAATGTGATAACGAAATTGTTTCACTTGCTAATGGAAGTGAGCCTGATAAATTTGATCAAATTTTAGATTTATTAAAATTAAATAAACAATATTATTTAGAAAATGGAACTACAGAAAACGAATGGCTTGATCGAGTTTCGGGCTTTGCTTGTCAGAGACCATATGTATCAACAACGAATGAAGAACGATCTAAAGGAGAAGAATTGGGATTTTATGAAGATTTAGGTAGCCCTGATTGGGAGGCTTCTCAGAATGATTCCAAGATTACTGACCTTGCTAATGGAAGCGAATCCGATAAATATGATCAAATTTTAAATATATTAAAAACAAATAAAGAATATTATTTAAAAACTGCAGTAACCGAAGATCAATGGACTGATAGAGTTTTATATTTTGCATATCAAAGAGGATCTGATGTTAGTGGTGATCCATTTATTGTAGATGATGCACCAGTATTACCTCTTGACTATATGGATTCTAAAGATATATCATGGTTTAATAGTGATATGAGATGGGAAATCGCAATGAAAATTTTAATTAATGCAATTGATGAAAAAGGAAAAACTTGGTATACAACTGAAACTGCTCAAACTCCTGATGGTAATATAGCTGGACCAAATGATTCTCAAATTTCTAGTTTAAGTTGGTTGCCATCAAATTGTATATCATTACATAATAAACTTATAAGTTCTACTTATTCTAAGTTCATATATATTATCAAGTTAAGTAATGTTCATTTGAGATATTCTGAACCATCAAAAATATTTGATGAAATTGATACCGAAAACACTACTGCCATTTCAAATCTCAATACATCTCAATTGACAGATTTATTAGCATATGTTAGAGAAGCATATGTAAGTCGTCCAGACGATAAAACAAATGAAAATTTTGAAGCCGCATGTGAAATGCTAGAGTTTGATATGGCACAATAATATATTGAGGAATATAATGGTTACTAGAGAAGAAATTGAACAAAAGTGTAAAGACGCTTTTGATGAAGCAGGCATGGGCCTTTCCTTCCCAGAAATTACACCAGAAAAAAATATAGCACAGGATCTTGATATTGATTCAATTCATATTTTAGAGACTATGATTCTTATTGAAGATGAATTTGATATTATGTTAGATGCTGAAGAATTTCAAAAAGCAACTACTGTAAGGGATCTTTATGATTTAGTTGAAGTAAAAATAAAACAAGGAGCTAAAATTAAAGAACTTGAAAAAGAAGCAGGCGATGATGAAAAAGCTAGAAACAGATTATTAGAACAACTAAAGAAAGATAAAGAAGCAGGTACAGGGGTTTATGAAATGAGCCAATATGAGAAAAAGTAAAATATCAGGACTTGGTGACTATGGTGTATTTATAGATGATGTATCATTAGCAGAAATGTCTGATAATGATTGGATGCAATTAGGAAAAGAACATCTTACAGATTTAGTTACAATTATTAGAAATGTAGATATTCAACCATCTGAATTTGAACGTAAGATGTATTTATGGGGCGCCCCATATGTTATAGATGGATATCGTATTAAGAAAAAATATGAAAAAAAATTAGGAATATCTAATTTATATACATTATTCAAACGTGATCTTTTAGAAGAAGAAGATCGCCGACATGCAGAAAATTTAACGTGGTATATTGCGGCAGGGGATAATTTTACAGAAGAAGAGGTTCCTGCTGATTCTCATTTAATTCGTATAACTGGTATGAAAGAGAATGGGAGAAGTATGGGAATGTTTGCTGAAGGAGAATTGGGCTGGCATTCTAATGAAGCGGGTTCGCTTTGCTTTACTCCTGGTGTTGCACTCATGGGCATAAAAGGAATGGTGGGGTCTTCAACAGGATTTGTTTGTTCTGCAACTTGGTACGAAAAGCAAAGAGATTCTTTTAAAAGAGAATTAGATGATATGACTGTTATTTTTAAATATCAAAATTATGAAACTGCTCCTGAATTAAATAAAGATCAAGATGATTCATTTCGTTGGAATCAAACGTTTGAACCGATTGAACTTCCACTGGTTATTACAACCCCTGGAGGAATAAAAGGTCTGCATTATTCTCCTGGTACAGTAGAGAGAACTAAATTTTTAGATGATTTAGACAAAGAATTATTTGTAGATGAATATACTTATCATCACAAGTATGAAAGAAATAATGATATATTACTTTTTGATAATTGTATTACTTTGCATAATAGACAAGGATCCCCCATTGAACGAGTGGCTTATCGAGAACCATGTGATTATGCTCAGTTAATTCCTGATGGATATAATTATTATTCCCAAGAGCCTTATAAAACACAATTTGAAGAAATGAGAAAAGACATACAGGAAACTCTTGGTGTTAAATCTATAGCTGAACAGAATATGGTTTTTAAAAAATATATTCAACCAAAATTCCCCAAAAGAGAATGGAAAAACAATGATCTAGTGAGGTAAAATGAAAAAAATGATGATAACAGGTGTGAGTTCTGGTTTAGGAAAAGCACTTTTTGAATATTATGATGGAAAATATATTCAAAAATATAAAGATGTAATAGAAGTTGAAGGTCACAGTAGAAGATATAATCAACATGATATTCAAGACATTAAAGATTGGTTTGATCCTGAAGCAGATATTTTTATCAATAATGCATATAGTGATCTGAGATGGTGGACTCAAACGAATGCATTATTATATTCTTTTTCAGTTTGGGCAGATAAACCCGATAAACATATTGTGTCTATAAGTTCAATTGCACAGGAAAAAGATACTGATGGATGGCCTATTGGTCATAGTAGATATTCAGTAGGAAAAATTTCTCTTGATAAAATGAATTTAGACTGTCATGAAAAAGTAGCAAAAAAACATGGATGTAAAGTTTCTAATTTAAGACTTGGTTGGGTAGAAACACCTAGAACAACAAGAATAAGTACTGTAGTAAGTCGTTTATATGATGTTGATCCTGTTAAGCAAACAACTGGAACAATGTTGAGTACAGATGAATGTATAGATGCTATAGACTTTATGTTAAATCATAGTGGAAGAGTAAGAGAAATGACATTGGAGGCAAAATGAGCAAGGTGTTACAAATAGCAACTAGACATCCTGAAAATGAACATCATAATAAAGATTTTGCCGCAGAATTAAAATTATGGTGGGAAGAAAAAGGATATTCGGGTAGAGTTTTTGATAGATATCTTCCATTAACGGGTGTTGAAACTCGATATGCTTGTTATAATCGAGAGGAGATGAGAGAAAAATCTCAAACGTTTACTCAAAAAAATAAAACATTTAATGAAGTTGCTATAAAATTATCATTAGAATGTGTAAAGGAATTGGAATTTAATCCACAAGATGTTTGTATGTTAACATCAACTACTATGACAGGTGTTGGTATTCCTACGATTCCCCATACAATATTAAAAGAATTTAATTTTCCAGAATCAATGATTAAAATACCCATGTTTGGTCTAGCATGTAATGGAGGCACTCATATTTTAGGAATAGCAAATGAATATTTAAAAGGTAATCCAGACAAGTTAGTTATAGCAATGACTAACGATTTATGTTCAATGAATTTGTGTCCTGAACATGCTACATTAACAACTGTTTTTGGATCTGTAATATTTGGTGATGGAATTAGTGCTATTTTAATTGCAGGAGATAATTATAATGATGCACCAGGATGGAAATTACATAAACATGTGTCATATGTTTTACCAGATACAGAAGATTATATTACTCTTCAAGGATTAAGTGAAGGATTATTATATCATGTAGAATCAACTAAATTGCAAGAAATACCAAAAGCATCTGCGGCATTTAATGATAAAATTAAAGAATTTATTGAAGGTCATACTATTAATAATTGGATATGTCATCCAGGAGGAAAAATTGTTTTAGAAAATACTGTAAAGGGGCTTAATTTACCTGAAGGTGCTTTGGATTCATCTTTTGAATTATTTCGAAATTTTGGAAATATGTCTGCAACTTCAGTAATAAAAACTTTACAGCATGATTTTGATAAAGATGGCAAAACAGTTATGATTTCTTATGGGCCAGGTTTTCAGGTTGATGTTATATTATTAGAAAAAATATGATTTGGGGAAAAGATAAACACGATATTCGTAATAGAATTTTGTCGATGACAATAGAAAATGGCTTGGGTATAGATTTACAAACAATAGAACCCATTCAAAAAATATATGATAAATGGGGTGATAAATTTGTTAATAAAATATTAACAGATATAGAAAAGAAAAATGCACCAAATCCCATAACTGCAAAATATTTAACAAAATGTTGGTGTGTTAAAGAAGCATTTTCAAAAGCAATTGCATCTCCATATTTGAGACTCGATGTTAGTTATACACATTTAAAAGCTAGAGGAGCAAGATTTCCTGTTGTTCATTGTGTTATGGAACCCAAAGATTGGAATTTGAAACGACAAGATATTAGACTTTCTTTATCTGATACAAAAGATTATGTGGTCGCAATAGTTATTACAGGAGTTAATCCTTTGTGATAAAAACCTTAGACTATACAATCCCTTCTGAATGGAATAATAAAAATATTATTTCTAGTTTTATTGATTCGGGATTTTTAGTAATTAATCATCCCTTCATAGATATGAAAGAAGGTTTACTTTCTTTTAAAGAAAAACTTAAAATACAATTAAACGAATTAGAAGAAACTGAAGAGGGGTATAGAAAAATTATATTAAAAAATTGTGATAATATTAAACAAAGATTTTTAAAAGTGGGATGTGAAATTTTATATGTTATTGAAGAATTTTTAAATGTTCCTCCAAATTCTATTGCAATGAAACATGCTGATTCTGATAATGCTTTGAGATTGGTTAAATATTATAAAGATCAGAAAGGATCAATAAGAGTAGGAGAACATTGTGATTTTGGTACTTTAACACTTGTTCATGTTTGTGATCCTGTAGAAGAATATGAAATATTTTATGATGATAAATGGAGAACAATAAATCATCCTAGTGATGATTTTTTGATTGTGAATATAGGTGATTTTATGCAGATTTGGTCAGATAATAAATTAAAATCTACTCCGCATAGAATAACGAATAAAACAAAAAAAGAAAGACACAGTATGATTATGTTTATGGATGCTGGTAATCATACTATTAAAGGAATTGATCATGCTACTTGGAATAAAAAAAGAATACAAATGGCTCATACAGGAGTAACATATTATCATGACAAAGGTATCGTACAAATATAAAGTATGGTTTTTAATATTAATGAATCATGTTCTAATGATAATAGGAATTTATTATGCTATAACAGAATCATCATATTATTTGTTTATTGTACTGTTTATTGGACTTTTATTGAGTAAGTTGGGTGGAGAAATAGGAACTCATAGATATCTTTCTCACCGATCTTTTAAAACTGGACCCATAAGAAATTTTATATTGCAAATTATGGGATTAATAAATTGTAATGGTTCACCTATGACTTGGGCTATATTGCATAGATATCATCATATGAATGCAGATAAGCCAGAAGAACCCCATTCTCCAAATATAATACCATGGTGGAAGTGCTGGTTGACTTTGTGGAATCCTATATCTCCTAATCCAAAAGAGTATATGGATTTATTGAAAGATCCATTAGTTAAAAACATACACAAATATTATTTTTATATGATAATATTGATGTTTGGAATATTATATTTGTTAGACTGGAGATTACTTGTATTTTTAGTTTGTATTCCTTCTGTAATAACCTTTCATGGATCAACTTTATTAATAAATACTATTTCTCATAAATGGGGATATCGTAATTTTGATACTGATGATAATAGTAGAAATAATACGTGGATTAATTTTTTAATATGGGGAGGGGGCTTACATAATAATCATCACGCTTATCCTGAAAGATATAATGAAAAAGTAACAGATAACGAAAGGGATCCTTGTGGCTGGATTATTGAAAAATTTTTTAAAATATAGTAGTACTTGGCATACTCATTTAGGATTTCAAATATTATTTCATATTGTAGCGGCATTAGGAATTGTCTATAGTTCTTGGCATTGGTTATGGTTAAGTCTTATTGGAGTAATATTATTTCGACATATAGGGGGTGAAATAGGCGCCCATAGATATTATGCTCATAGAAGTTTTGAAGCAAAACCTTGGGCTCAAAAATTAATGATTATATGTGGACTTTTTTTATATCAAGGATCGCCATATTCTTTTATTCCAATTCATAGATTACATCATCAAAAATCAGATACAATTGATGATCCTCATTCTCCCCATTTTTTAAATTTTGTAAATGTGTATTTTCCTAGTGCGAACCAGTATTATCGTGAACCCGTGGATAAATCATATTTTGCAGATTTAATTAAAGATCCCGTTTTACAATTTTTACATAGAAATTATTTAATTATAGTAACTATACCATTGATTATAACAGCATTAATAGATTGGAGAATACCTGTTTTTCTATTTGCTATTCCAGTTGTAATTACATTTCATTCTGCGGGATTGGGAAATACTATAGGTCATTTATATGGATATAGAAATTTTGAAACAACTGATAAAAGTCAAAATTCTACATGGGTGAACATATTAACTTTAGGATCAGGATTACATAATAATCATCATGCATATCCTGAAAGATATAATTATAAAATGACAAATAAATGGTATGAAAGAGATGATTTAAATGTTTTTTTAATCGAAAAATTATTAATGGAGAAAAAATGAAAATCATTTCAAAATATAATAATACCTGGATGGCATATTTTGGATTTCAAATTTTATTTCATATATTAACTGTTGTTGGATTGTTATATTCATCATGGCATTGGCTGTGGTTGTCTTTAGTGGGCATTATTTTTTTCAGACATATTGGTGTAGAAATTGGCGCCCATCGATATTTTGCACATAAAAGTTTTAAAGCAAAACCTTGGGCTAAAAAATTAATGGCCATTTGTGGACTTTTTGCATATGGAGGAACACACTATGCTTGGATTCCTTTTCATAGACTACATCATCAAAAATCAGACACTAAATTGGATCCCCATTCACCACATCACATGAGTTTCATAGATGTTTATTTTACTAACTGGCGAGTTGAAGTGTTAGATGTTAAATTGTATCAAGATTTAATAGAAGATAAATTTTTACAATTTTTACATAGAAATTATTTAATTATAGTAACTACACCATTAATTTTATTTGCATTGATAGATTGGAGAATATCTGTTTTTCTATTTGCTATTCCAAGTGCATTTGCACTTCATTCTGGGGGGCTGGTAAATTCTATAGGGCATTTATATGGATATAGAAATTTTGATGATACAAACGATAAAAGTCGAAATTCTACATGGGTGAATATACTAACTTTAGGAGAAGGTCTGCAGAATAATCATCATGCACATCCTGAAAGATATAATTTTAAAATGTCTAATAGATGGTATGAGACAGATTTTTTGAACGTTTTTCTAATAGAAAAGTTTTTAAAGGCGTGATAATGTTTAAATATGAGATGACACGAAATGCAATTATTATTGGGATGATGATTCATTTATCTTTTCATGTTTTATTAGTATATGGAATAATAACTTTTTCTTTACATTGGTTGTGGTTAACATTAATAGGAACCATTTTAATTCGACATATAGGAACTGAAATAGGCGCTCACAGGTATTATACTCATCAAAGTTTTAAAGCAAATCCGTGGGCACAGTGGCTTATGTCTATTTTATTTGTATGGAATTATGGAGGTAGTATGTTAGCATGGTGTCCTGGACACAGTTATCATCATAGATTTTCTGATAGTAAACATGATATACAATCTCCACATTATATAAAAAAATTTAAAGATTTTGTTAGAGTTGTTTTTCCTGCAGTATTCGCATATGAAAAATTATATAACGATGAAATTGATAAAATGAGAATGAAAAGATACATGGAATGGTTTCATGAAAAGAGGGGTTTTATGGAATTAATGAAGAATAAACCAGCGAGATTTACTCATAATTATTATTGGTTGATTGTATCTCTTCCAATTATAATTTTACCAATAATTGATATTCGTTTATTAATCTTTCTTATAGCAATACCATGTGTAATTAATTTTTGGTCTTTGGCTCTACTAAATTTTTTTGGACATATTTCTACTATTGGAAGTTATAAAAATTTCGAAACTGATGAGTGGGGTAACAAGGAACGTTCAGTTAATACTCTATGGTTAAATATATTTACTGGGGGAATGGGACTACAAAATAATCACCATCATAATTCAAGAGCCTATAATTTTAAAATGAATGATAAATGGCATGAAACAGATTTTTTGAATGTATTTTTAATAGAAAAATTTTTAAAGGTTTAACATGTTCAAATTTACAGCAAATAGGTTTGCAGTTATTATGATTTCTATTATTCATACGTTATTTCATATATTAACTGTATATGGATTAATAACTTTTTCTTTACATTGGTTATGGTTATCTTTTATTGGTGTTATATTATTACGACATATCGGTACAGAAATAGGAAATCATCGATATTTTTGTCATAGGAGTTTTGAAGCAAAACCTTGGGCAGAATGGCTTATGATGATTGGATATGCATTTTCGTATGGAGGAAGTAATATAGCATATGCTATAGGTCATAGATGGCATCATGCTACATCTGATACTGAAAAAGATCCAATTTCTCCTCATAACATTAAGAATGTTAAAGATGTTTTTAGAATTATAACTCAAACTTTAGGAGAACTTCAACAGGAAGAACGTAAAGATTGGAATATTTTTAGAAAAAGTGAAAATAAATTTTGTAAAAAATTATTTAAAAATAAAGTAGCAAGATTCAATCATGAATATTATTGGTTAATAGCACTTTCTCCCATTGTAATTTTATCAATAATCGATATTCGTTTGTTAATATTTTTTATAGCATTACCTTGTGTTATAACTTTTTGGTCTGGAATGTTAGCACATTTTTTAGGACATGTAATGTTATTTGGTTGTTATAGAAATTATGAAACTACAGTTGATGATCTATCGGTAAATAATCCATGGTTAAATATAATAACAGGAGGATTAGGAACATTACATAATAATCATCATGCACATCCTGAAAGATATAATTATAAAATGTCTAATAGATGGTATGAGACAGATTTTCCCAATGTGTTTTTAATAGAAAAGTTTTTAAAACATGATAGATAACCTTAATAAATTATTTGTTAAAGATTTTCAAATTAGTATATTACAATATGTGTGGATTTATACCTTTCCTATCATATCTGTATTGGGAATAATATATTCGTCATGGCATTGGTTGTTTTTAACATTAGTGGGTATAATTTTGTTTAAAGATATTGGAGGCGAAATAGGAGTCCATAGATACTGGACACATAATTCATTTAAAGCGAAACCTTGGGTACCAAAATTATTTTCAATTTGTACAATTTTATGCTATGCTGGTAGTCCTCTTACTTGGTCATATGTTCATAGACATCATCATGAGCATTCTGATACTGAAAAGGATGTACACTCTCCCCACCACAGCAAATGGTATCATATCTGGAGAGGATATTGGGATTTTTCAAAAATAGAAAAGTTTGATCCTAGATTCGTAGCAGATTTGTTGAAAGATGAATCAATAAAATTTGCACATCGATATCATTTATTAATTCAAATATGCGTAATCATAATAACTGTGTCTATAGATTGGAGAATATTTGTATTTTTATTTGCTCTTCCTAGTGCAATAACATTTTGGTTTGGATCTATAGCTGTTAATATGATGAGTCATTTGTGGGGATATCGTAATTTTGAAACACCTGATAATTCAAAAAATAATATACTTGCTTGTATTCTTGTTTCTTCTGGAGGATTACAAAACAATCATCATTATAATCCTTCTTCATATAATTTTAAAATGTCAGATAGATGGTATGAACAAGATATGAAAAATGTGTTTCTTATTGAAAGATTTTTTAAAGCATGATTAATTATTATATTAAATCTAAGCGAACTCCCTATTTTTTCTTAATTAATTTAATTGCTCATTTAGCAATTATACCCGCAATTCTTTATGGCGAATGGTGGATGTGGATATTAAGTTTGATATGGTGGCAGTGGATAGGATGTACAGCATATACTACTGGGTATCATAGGTATTATACTCATAAAAGTTTTAAAGCACCGCTTTGGTATGATTATTATTTTAATTTTTTTTCTTTATTTGGTAATCCAGGACCAGTTCTTATATGGAGCGGAACACATAAATTACACCACAAATATAGTGATACGGAATTAGATCCACATAGTCCTAAACATAAAGGATTTTGGAATGTGTGGACAAGTTTTTGGGGAATGGGAGTGTTTACAATAGATCCTCCTACAAGAGAAGATTTAAAAGATTGGTTAGAAGAAACAAAAGATCCTATTGCTAAATGGTTTTATGATAATTATCTTTCTTTAACAGTTATTATTATGATTGTATTGTTATTCATGGGTCCTTGGTTTTTTATATTTGGTTTTTGTATTCCTACATGTTTAATACTTCATGGTTCGGGTATTATTAATGCATTTACTCATAAGAATGGAAAACCAGAGAATAAAAATTTAGTGGCATTGATAACCGCTGGAGAAGGATGGCATTTGAATCATCATGAAGATCCATCTAATTATACGACAAGAAAAGAGTCGTATAAATGGTGGCAAGTTGACTTAAATGGTATATGGATCAATTTAATTAAAATATAGGCTCGATATATATTAACACCAGAGAATGGAAACGAAAGTTCCGCTTTGGACAGGGGTGTAGTTTAATTAAAACGGCCAACAGGGTGTTGGGAAGTTGTGAGTGTAAATCTCGCCACCCCGACCAAAATTAAAAAAAAGTATGTTATGATTACAATTAATACATGGAAAAATAATTATATTATTGCACATGATCCTCATTCAAAAATTGAAATAGATTCTTTGAATAAATTATTTGTTTCATTAGTAGATAAAATTGGGGGTAGTGATCAAGATTCTATTGAACGAGCAAAGAGAAAAGGTGAATATTTATTAATTGCTGGACATGCAAATATAAAATATGAATTGTTAGCAAGAACTTTTCAAGATTTTCTTAAACAATTTGAAATTGGTTATGATTGGAGAGGTGAAAGTTCTGCTGATAATATATCATTATTTAATGAATTAAATATTTTACCAACAGAAGATCCTTCTACAGGTGCTATAGGTGGAGGAGTGCCTGATGATAATCAGAATGAAATAGAATTAGGTATTCTTCCATTGGTCACTATTCTCAATACATTTGATGGAATTAGAACTTTTGGTTCATGTGAAGGACACTATGTTAAGTCTGATTTTCTCAATGCGTATATATCATGGACTGCTTGCAATATAAATGGACTAAATTATTCTACATTTCTTTTAAAAAATGCAATTAATGGTGTTTGGGAAAAAAGAAAATTAAATGATGATGAGAATTTTAATATAAATCAAATAATTAATAGAATTACATTAAGTTTTAATACAGGATATTGGAAGCCTGCACGTTTAAGGACTGCTCCATTACCAGGTGAAAATTTTTATCATTTTCGTTTTGATTATGAATTTAAATTTCGATCACTTGTTTTTAATATAATAAATGATATTGCTGAACATATTATAAATGAAAAATATGAATTGTCAAAGGAGATATAATGGCTAAAATTAGTGAAATATCTAATGAGTTGAAGAAAAAACTTGAAGACACAATGCAGGGTGGATATACAGGAGGCTGTCAAGAGTGGATTAATTTAATTGCAACTGCTGAACCGTCAGAAAATGAAAAAGAAGCAAATATGTTAAAAGCGTTAAATGATTTAACAACACAATTTACAGCAACGATGTCTGGAAATGCACCAGGTGATCTGACAATTTGGTATCAAGAATTAAACTTTGCTATGAATGAATATTTGACTTAATAATCTTATGAAAATAGAATTTTATGGTTCTAGTATAATAGGATCAAATACTTTTCAAATAGAAAAGCCTAAAGCATTCTATGATTTGATTCTTGATCATTTCAATGCTTCTTCATTAAATTATATGATAGCACAATGTTCAGAAGAAAGGATTCTTTACAATTTAAAAAAGACCAGTGAAATTGATATAGCAATAATCTTTCATTCAACTCCTCAATTTATATATTTTCCAAATTTTACTAGAGATTTTATTTATATGAATGATGATAGAGTTGATGATTGGGATAATCGGCAACATTTTTTAGATTATGTTGATGCTTTTAAACAAAACAGAAAAGACATAGTTACAAATTTTAGTGTACCTACAGAACCTATTGATGCATCAATTATAAAAGATTTCATGAAATTACATTTTAATAGAGATGTAAATAGAAATAGATTTCATGGAGCATTATCTTTAATTGATGAATATGTTTATTCAAAAAAAATACCAACAATACACGTTATAAATGATCATATTCCTGGTTGGTTTACTTTTAAATCGGGCATTATAGATGAAGATATTTGTGAAATCGAAAAAGAATATAGTGTATCATTCAATAAATCTGTAAATGGAATAAGTGAAGAGGGAAATAATCTTATTTTTAATAAATTAATTGGTTTGATCCAAAGTACAATACAAAGGACATAAACCATATAAATATAAATTAGATAACGAAATTTATTTAGAGGGTTATGAAAAAATTTAAAGATTTATCAGCAACGGCTAAAAAAGAAGTAAAAGAGCATTTTAGTGGTGTTCCACATCAACATCCTCATGGAAAAATGAATTATGATGATGTTGAGGGGAGAATGGCTAAACAAAGTTTATACAAACTACACAAATATAGTAGAGAACTTTTTGAAATGCTCGATGATCATACAGAATTAGAAGCATGGGTTCAAGATAAAATTTCAAGAGCATGTTCTTATATAAGTTCTGTAAAGCATTTTCTTGAATATGAAATGGATCATGGTTCAGAAGATAATCCTTATGAGGAATTCGAATATGATGATGATCTGGATATGATTGAAGATGTTCATCATATTGATGATTTAATTCCATTACTCAAGCAAATTTATAAAGTTCAAGAATCACATAAAATAAATTTGAAAGATGTTCAAGTAATTGTTGAACCTGATGATGCAGAGGTTTTATACGAAACTTATAAAAAATTAAATGACGAAAATAAGAAAGAATTTTCTAAAAAAATATTTGAAAGTAAAGAAGATTTTTGGAATATGGTTTCTTTTTCTAGAAGCAGAGGAGAATAATTAATGGCTTATAAACTACTTGGTGCCTTAGTAACCGATCCAGCAAATAATACTATTGGTTCAGCAACTACAGTTGCATGTAACATAGAAACTGCGGGAACCGTAGAAGTACAGGGACCTGCAATAAATGGTGGATCTTGGGAATCTAAAGGAACGATTAAACTTCCTGTAGGAATACATAAAATTCTTAAAAATTCTGATTGGAGTGTAACTTTTACGGGTCAGGCAACTTCAGTAGCACATTCGGACTAAGGTCATGAATGAAGAGAATACATAAAATAAGTCGTGTTCGAACTATTGGTGGTAGACGAAAAGCATTTAGAAATATTTTTAGAAAAAATAGAGGACTGATTGGTAAGGGATATAGAAAGGTTGCAGGTAAGAAAATTCTTAAAAAAATGACTGCAAAAGAAAGAAAGAAATTTAATCCTAAAACTAATCTGAAAATAAGACAGTCTTTAAGAAAAAGAAAAATAAAACAGAGATTAATAAACATAAAAAGAAAAAAAACATTAAGGTCTGGATTATTTAGAGGAATTTCAAAGCTAAATAAAAATATAAAAAGATGAAAATATTCAGAGAATTTAAAGACGAAGCAGAATATCAGCATGTTCCTCTAGAGGAAAGAAAGTTTACTCTTCAACAAAGATTGAAAGCGGGACAACGGGCTAGGAGAAGGTCTAAGTTGTTGAAGAGAGCAAAACAAAGAGCATTGAGAAGAATTGCGAGTCCAGAAGTATTACAAAAGCGGGCTAGAAGAACGGCTAGAAATATAATGAAAAGCAGAATTGCTAGAGGACAAAGCCTTTCACAAATGTCTCCTGCTCAAAAAATAATGCTTGCGACAAGATTAGAGAAATTTTTACCAAGAATTAAAAAAATGGCTAAAAGATTAGTAAAAGTTAAAAGAAAAGAAGAATTAGCACGTAAAAGAAACAGAACAAAAACACCAGGTCAAAAAGGTTAAGTTATGCATTTAATTACAGAACTAAACGAAAATATAGAGTACGTTACAGAAGAAGGAAAAGACGGGAAAAAATCTCTATATATCCAAGGACCCTTTATGATGGCAGAAGTGAAAAATAAGAATGGAAGAATTTATCCTAAAGAAGTTCTTATGAAAGAAATAAAAAGATATAACGAAAGTTATGTCGGAAAAAATAGAGCATTCGGGGAACTGGGTCATCCAGACGGTCCTGGTATAAATTTAGAACGGGTATCACACATGATTACTGAATTAAAAGAAGATGGTAATAATGTTGTCGGTAAAGCGAAGATTATTGATACCCCATATGGCAAAATTGTGCAAAATCTTATCGAGAATGGCGCACAATTAGGCGTATCTTCTAGAGGAATGGGTTCTTTAGAAGAAAAAGGCGGAGTAAAATACGTAAAAGATGATTTTTATTTAGCAACTGCCGCAGACATAGTTGCTGATCCTTCTGCTCCTGAAGCCTTTGTTCAAGGTATCATGGAAGGAAAGGAATGGGTTTGGGAATCAGGTGTTCTTAGAGAAAAGGTGATTTCAGCTATTCACAAAGAAGTTACCAAAGCGCCGTCTAAAAAACTAGAAAATGTTAAGTTAAAAGCATTTAATAGCTTTCTTTCAAACCTATAATTGTATAAATATAAACATGAGACAGAGACAATATTCTCACAAAATTAAGGAGTTATCACATGTCAGAAGAAAAAAATGAAGCTCTGGAGCAAGAAGCAACAAGTGAAGAAGTGACTGAGGAAACTCAAGAAGAGTCCACTCAAGAAGACGATGTTCAAGTCGATGAGGCTTCCCTTCCAGGTGCTGGAAAAAATAAAGAACCTATGCACCCCGCTCCTGAAAAAGCGGCCGATACGGGTGTGAATAATGAGGTTCCAGATGGACCCAAACCTGATTTCACAAAAGGGGTCCCATCTGCTAAGAAACGTCCTGCTGATAAAGGAAAAGTTTCTGAAAGTGCATCAAAGATGTCACTTATTAAATCGATTTACGATAAGTTGGACGAGATGAGCAAAGACGAAGTTGCTGAAATTCTCGGCGCACTTAACGAAGTTGAAGATACCGAATTCGATGAAGAAGGTAACGAAATTGTTTCTGAAAATAAAAAAGAAACAAAAGAAGTAGTTGCTAAAGAAGAATTTGATTTGGAAAGTGATGTTCAAGCACTTATCGAAGGCGAAGAGCTTTCAGACGAATTCAAAGAGAAAGCGGCCACTATATTTGAAGCCGCAGTTTTTGCCAGAGTAAATGATGAAATCTCGACAAGAATAGACAAACTTGATGAACAATACAAAACAGAACTTCAAGAAGCCATTGAAAACAATCGTACTGTTATGATTGAAAAAGTAGATGATTTCATGAATTATGTTGTTAAAGAATGGATGCAAGAAAATGAACTTGCAGTTGATAAAGGTATTCGTTCAGAAATTGTTGAAGATTTCATGGTCGGTCTTAAAAATCTATTTGTTGAACACTATGTCGATATTCCAGACGAAAAAGTTGATCTTGTAGATGACTTATTCGCCAAAGTTGAAGACTTAGAGGGTTCATTAAATTCTGAGATACAGAAAAACATTGATTCATCCAAAGAACTCCAAGAGTACAAAAAGATGGATGCTCTGTATACAGTTTCAGAGGGAATGACTGAAGTTGATCAAGAAAAAATGGTCAAATTGGCAGAAGGTATTGAGTATGAAGACGAAGAATCCTATACTGAAAAACTTCAGATCATTAAAGACAAGTATTTTCGTACAGAAAACGCTGAAGACAAACAGGTTTTAACTGAAGGATCTACAGACACACAAGATGATATGGAACCAAATGACGAAAATTCTTCAGATGATGCAATGGCACAAGCACCTGAACATATACAACATTATGCTAAAGCCATTTCTAGAACTATTACTAAATAACAATTAAGGAGATTTACACATGTATCTTTCAGAAAATTTACAAAAAAAGTGGGCTCCTATTCTTGACCATCCAGAATTGGGTAAAATAGACGACCCATATCGTAAAGCAGTAACAACTGTTTTGTTGGAGAACCAAGAAAAGTCCATGCAGGAAGACAATCAAGTTCTTTCCTCACAGAATTTCTTGACAGAGGGACAGGCTTCAGGTGCATTTCCAGACACAGGTGGAGTTGCAAAATATGATCCTATTATGATTTCTCTGGTCAGGCGTGCAATGCCTAATTTGATTGCATACGATGTTTGTGGTGTGCAACCAATGACTGGTCCAACTGGACTTATCTTTGCTATGAGAGCAAGATATGTCACAATGAATCAGTCCCCAGAGGCCCTTTACAACGAAGCAGATACAAGTTTTGCTTCTAATACCTCTGCTGTAACACAAGCTGATAACACACCAGGCCTTCATATCCATACAGATGGAACAGCTAACGCTTCTCATACTTTAGTAGCGGGTGGATTATCAACTGCCGTAGGCGAAGGCGTAACACCTAATAACATGGCTTTCTCAATCGAGAAGGTTACTGTTACTGCGAAGACAAGAGCTTTAAGAGCAGATTACACAATGGAAGTTGCTCAGGATCTTAAAGCGGTTCATGGTCTCGATGCAGAAACAGAACTCAGCAATATTCTTTCCGCTGAGATTCTTGCAGAAATTAACCGTGAGGTTGTTCGTAAGATTTACAGGGAAGCCAAAGTTGGTGCCCAAAATAACACTACACAATCAGGTATCTTTGATCTTGACACAGATTCAAATGGTCGCTGGTCCGTTGAGAAGTTTAAAGGTCTCATGTTCCAGATCGAGAGAGAAGCAAACGAGATTGCGAAGAAGACACGTAGAGGAAAAGGTAATATGATTATCACTTCTTCAGATGTTGCTTCTGCACTTCAAATGGCTGGAGTCCTTGATTACGCTCCTGCTCTTGATAGCAATAATCTCAATCCTGATGATGCAGGAAACACTTTTGTTGGCGTACTTAACGGTCGCTATCGTGTTTATGTTGATCCATATGCAGTAACAAATGATGTCAACTACTTTGTAGTTGGATACAAAGGATCCTCATCTTATGATGCAGGTATGTTCTACTGCCCATACGTTCCGTTACAAATGGTACGTGCGGTTGACACAAACACCTTCCAGCCAAAAATTGGATTCAAGACTCGTTACGGTCTCGTAAGGAATCCTTTTGCAACTGGAGCCGCAGATATCACAAGTACTGGATCCTCGGATATCAGTGGTGATAATGCTGGTGCATCAAGCAATGAGTACTACAGGCTTGTAAGAGTAGCTAACTTAATGTAAGTTTCTCTAAAAAACTTAGTATACATAAAAGGAGTAGGGTAAAACCTACTCCTTTTTTTGTTTTTGGAGATATTATGCATGAAAAAATTGATTTATATAAACAACTTCCCCCCTATCCTGGTATTTCTCTTACCCCCCATTTAGACAATATTAAAAAATTAATAAAAACTACAAAATCAAAAACCGCATTAGATTATGGATGTGGAGATGCATTTCACTATATCCAGGGTATTCATTTATCATGGGGACTTGATAAGATGGGGCTTTATGATCCTGCAATATTAAAATGGAATAGTTTACCAGGAGATAATTTTGATTGTGTTATTTGTACAGATGTTTTAGAACATGTTCCAGAAGGAGAAATAAACGATACTTTAAAAGAAATTTTTACATTATCAAATAAATGTGTTTTTTTAAATATAGCAATGTATCTTGCACGCCAGATTTTACCAAATGGTGAAAATGCTCATTGTACATTGAAACCGATACAGTGGTGGAGACATAAAATAGCTGAAACAATAAAAGAAAATATTATAACTCATGTTGTATATTCGTATACACATGATAATAGAAACAAAGAATATGAAATTTATACAAAAAAATGATTTTTTGCATAGGTAATGGTAAATCAAGAGAAGCAATAGACTTGCATTTTTTGAAGAAAAGGGGTATAATATATGGAAGTAATGCTTTATATCGGGATTTTACGCCTGATATACTCGTTACATGTGATCCACTAATGCTTGAAGAAATAATTGAGTCTGAATATTCTAAAGAAAATAAAGTTTATACAACTGAATATGGATATGGTAATGTATTAGAAAAAGTACCTAAAGGACATAAAGTTTCTTTAGTACCTTTTAAAAAAATATATCCAGTAAATTCTGGATGGACGAGTATTAGATTAGCTTATCATTTTTATCCAGAAGAGCAGATATATATGATAGGTTTTGATATGTTTGGTGATAGAAAAAACATTTATGATCGTACTCGTAATTATCCAAGAGGTGCTGGTTTGTGGACGAAAGGAAGATATAAAGAAAAATATGATAATAATGCATATAAAGATGATCCTAAAGTTGATATGCATCTACAAGCAGAAAAAGAATTTCGTTGTGGTGAAGATGAAAGAGTTGGATTGTTTTATTTGTTAAAAGAAGAATTTTGTCCTGGAATAAGATTGACAAGAGTTATTGATGATAATACAAAAATTGAAAATATTGATAATATAACAACAGAACAGTTTCTTGAAGAATTAAAATGGCAGTAGTTATAATAGGAAATGGGAAATCCAGACAGCATATGGATTTAAATAAAATTAAAGAAAAAGCATGGACATTTGGTTGCAATGCTTTGTATCGTGATTTTGCACCAGATTATCTTTTAACCATTGATCCTCATGTTACTCATGAAGTAATAGATTCTGATTATTCTTTAAATAATAAAGTTCTTATTAGTAATATGAATCCTCTTCCAGGAGAAGTTAGAGACTCTATGGAAATTCCTAATGATGCTATATTATATGAGAATGATCCAACTGGTTATGAATTCATTTTTAATGGATTTAGACGACATCATTATGTAACTTGGATAAAAGAAAAAAGTCAAATATCACATGTTCCCAGTCCGATATATGGAGGAAGTGCTGGTATACAAACTATAAGAGTAGCACATACTTATTATCCCAAAGACATAAAATATTTAATAGGTTTTGATGTATTTGGTGAAAGAGATAATATGTATGATGGTACTAATGGATATCCTTCAGAAGGAACGGCTAATAATATGACAGATGAATTCATAGAAGGATTCAAAGACTTACTAAATATATATGATGATCTTATAATGAAAAGAGTTATCAAACAAAAACAATCATTAGAAAATATACCCAATATATCGGAAGATGAACTATGGCAGAATCTAGCAGACAACCAAAAAATTTAAATTATTTTATACCTACGGGTTTTAAATTTAATATTGACAAAATTCCGCATGTAAACTTTTTTTGTCAATCTACGAATTTACCTGGACTGTCAGCGGGTCAGTGGTTATTGACAACTCCCCTTAGAGATATTCCTGTTGCTGGCGATAAAGTTCAAATGAATGAATTACGTGTTAGATTTATAATAGATGAAGAATTACAAAATTGGCTAGAAATTTATGAGTGGATAAAAACACTTACTTTTCCTGAAACCCAAGAACAATACATACCAGAGCAAGTATATTCTGATGGACTATTAACAATCCTTACAAGCAACAAAAATGTTCAATATGCGGCTAAATTTACAAATTTATTTCCCGTAGATTTAACTGATATAGAGATGTCTTCGGATGTTGCTGATGCAGAAGTTGTTGCCGCGGATGCTACATTCGCATATACTACATATAAAGTTGAGAGAATTATAGGAGAACGTTAATTATGAGGTATAATGAAATTAGAAGATATACAAGAATTATGGACCAGTGATTGTGTTCTAGATGATTTACAATTAGATGTAGAATCAACAAGAATACCAGAACTTCACAACAAATATTTTAAAATTTTTTCAGATGAAAAATTAAGACTTGTAAAATATGAGTCAAAAATGAAAGAATTGTCTAAATTAAAATGGCTTTATTATACAGGCAAACTCGATAAAGATAGTTTAGATAAATTAGGATGGGAACCATTTGAATTAGATATTAAATCTAGAAACAAATTAGATATAGATAGATTTTTAAATTCAGATAAAGATATAATTGAAATGCAAGAAAAAATTGAATATCAAAAAGAAAAAATAAATTATTTAGAATCAATTATAAAAACGATTATCAATAGAAATTTTTTGATTAAGAGTATAATTGATTGGAGAAAATTTACTTCAGGAGCATAATGTATGATTATTTAATCTTTGCGCCTCAATTATTTGAAAAAGATGGTGGTGCAATGGGTGGAACTGAAAGACAGATTGTAACTGTTGCAGAAAAACTTGCTAGTGAAAATTTTAATGTTGGATTAGTTCATTCTCAAACAGATGGAACTGATCGTATAATAAATGATGTGAAACATTTAAATATGTTTAGACATCATTATGCTGAATCAAGAGTGAGAATACATTGTAATCAAATTGCATATAATGGAAATAGTTGGAAAAATTATTATATGTATAATCCCCATATTCCAGTATTATCACCTTTAGAGATTAATAGTGGAAACAATACTTATATTTGGTTGCATAATTGGACAACTTGTCATGAAGAAGTGCCTAGATTGTTTTTATCTAATGCACTTAAAAACTATGTTCAAGGTAAAGGAAAAAAAGTTGCGGGAGATCAAACTATTCATTATATGGTTCCAAAAGATATGGATAAACAAAAGCCAAAAGAAAAGAGATCAAATTATCTTTTCTGGATGAGTGCTTTTGGAAAAGGATTTAGAGAAGCATTAACAATTTATGTTGCTCTTTATGATAAAGGAATGAAAAGACCTTTTTATGTTTGTTGTCCTCCTCAAAGACAAAAGAAAGATGTTAAAATATTTACAGATTTTATAGCAGACCTCAATAAAAACGGATATCCTATTCATTTTTTAGGAGAATTAAATTATGAAAGAGTTTTAAAAAGTTTATCAAATGCCGCTTGTCTTTTTAGAACAGGAAGGCCCCAAGAAACTTTTGGTCTTGTTTATCTTGAAGCAAATAAACTGGGAGTACCTGTAATAACGTATGAGTCAGATGCGGCGGAAGAAATATTAACAGACGAAAATAATATGTTTATAAGAAAAGATACAACTATAGATGATGTTTATAATTGGACTATTGATATTGAAAAAAAGAAAACATCAGTTGATATGAAAAAATTCGATCCTGATAAAATCATTAAAAAATGGACTAAACTATTAAAATGAATTCGCCAAATCCAAAAGATTTAATAAAAGCAGGTGCCCAGTTTGCTTATCCTGTTCAGTGGAGAAGATGGGAAGTAATTAATGTTTTTGTCACACAATTTAATTGGAAAATAGGTGTTGAAATTGGTGTTAATGAGGGTTTAAATATTTTTGAAGTAGCAAAAAATAATGAAAAATTAAAAATTTATGGTGTTGATCCATACAAAGTGCAAGAAGAAAATACTTTATATGAAAAAAAGATAGGTGAAGTACAAAAATTTAATAGAAAAAGATATGATAATGATTCTTTAAATATGATTAGAAGAAGAATGTTAAAAGAGTCTCTTAAATATTCAAATCTTAAAATAATTATAGATACTTCTGTTAATGCTTCAAAACAATTTGATAAAGAATCAATTGATTTTGTTTTTATAGATGGAGATCATAGTTATGAAAGTGTTAAAAGTGATATAAAATATTGGGAGCCAATAGTAAAAGAAAATGGTTTAATTATGGGTCATGATTATAATTGGGGCGATGTTGCCAGAGCAGTTGGAGAAAATTTTAATGAAGTTTGGATATTACCTGATAATGTTTGGGTAGCTTCAAAAGTCTGGTTAAGAAATGTTAGAAAAAATTTCAATAGATAAGAAAAATGAAGTCTACATGTTGGTTCAAGCAGAACCAGGTATTGAACAGGAAATAAGTGAATATTTTACTTTTTTTATTCCTGGTTATAGATTTATGCCGTCTTACAGAAATAAAATGTGGGATGGTAAAATTAGACTTTTTAATTTAAGATCAAAAGAATTATATATTGGATTATTAGATCATTTACTTAAATTTTCAAAAGAAAGACAATATGAAATAGAGTATAAAAGTTTTCCTAAAAGTTTAAATAAATATGATAAAGAGGACTATGAAAGATTTGCCAAAAGTCTTGCATTAACAATTAATGCTAGAGATTATCAGATTGATACGTTTTTATACGCTATAAATCATGAAAGGTGCTTACTTCTCTCTCCCACAGCATCTGGCAAATCTTTCATAATTTATCTTCTTTTAAGATATTATCAACAAAAACTTCCAACCTTTAAAGCATTAATAGTAGTTCCCACAACATCTTTAGTCGCACAAATGAAAAGTGATTTTGCTGATTATTCTAAAACAGATAATTGGGATGCTTCGGAAAATATTCATCAAATTTATGCAGGTAAAGATCGAGTATCACCTAAACCCATTTATATTTCTACTTGGCAATCTTTATATAAAATGACTATTAATTATTATGCTGAATTTGATTTTATTTTAGGTGATGAGGCCCATCTTTTTAAAGCAAAATCACTTACATCAATAATGGAAAAGACAACCAAAACGAAATATAAATTTGGAACAACTGGAACTTTAGATGGTACGTTAACACATAAATTGGTATTAGAAGGATTATTTGGAAAGACTTATACAGTAACAACTACAAAAGATTTAATAGATAAAAAAACATTATCTCCATTTCAGATTAAGTGTTTAGTTTTACAATATCCTGAAAAATTATGTGAATTAGTTAAATCATATAATTATAAAGAAGAACTTAATTGTATTGTTTCAAATGAAGCAAGAAATAGATTCATTAGAAATCTTGCAATAAGTTTAAGCAATAATACTTTAGTATTATTTCAAATGGTAGAAAAACATGGAAGAATAATTTATGACCTCATCAAAGAAAAGACAAAAAAAGAAAGAAAAATCTTTTTCGTATACGGGGGGACGGAAACCTCCGATAGAGAAGATATTCGAAAAATCGTTGAATCTGAATCAGATGCCATCATTGTTGCGAGTTACGGTACCTTTTCTACTGGTATCAATATTACTAATTTACATAATGTTATTTTTGCTTCTCCTTCTAAGTCAAGGGTAAGAAATTTACAGAGTATAGGAAGAGGTCTTAGAAAAAATGCATCAAAAGAAATAGCTACATTATATGATATATCTGATGATTTTACCTATAAAAGCTATAAGAACTATACTTTAAAACATTTTGTTGAAAGAATAAAGATTTATAATGAAGAGCAGTTTGAATATAAAATAATAATTGTACCAATTGGCGCTCCGCAGAAATTTTAGCATTTTTACCGTACGATTAAATATATATAAAATCAATTATACTTGACAAATAGTAAATGTTTATGTTATCATAGTAGTTCAATTAATAACTTAATGGAGAGCCATTATGGCCAATTATATAAACAATGAAGATTTTCTTAATGCAATGATTGTGTATAAAGAAGATATTAAGAAAGCAGAGGAAAAAAATATAGAAATTCCACCTGTTCCAGATTATATAGGAGAATGTTTTTTACTTATAGCGGAAAGACTTTCTTTTAGACCTAATTTTATAAATTATGCATTTAAAGATGATATGATTTCTGATGGTATAGAAAATTGTCTTCAATATGTTAATAATTTTAATCCAGAAAAATCAAAAAATCCCTTTGCATATTTTACTCAAATAATTTATTGGGCATTTGTTAGAAGAATACAAAAAGAAAAGAAGAATTTATATATCAAATATAAAGAAATGGAAAGAATGTCCTATCTTGAAGATCATATAGAAACGAGTTCGGATGATAATAAGGAATATTTGAGTTTAATAGGATCTGCTGATTCTAGAAATATGATATCTCAATTTATAGAAGATTTTGAAGAAAAAAGATTTAAGAAAAGAAAGAAAAAAGAAGACGATACCGTTGTTTCTAATATTGGATCAGTTAGTATATGAAAATAGCATTAATCACAGATACGCATTGGGGAGCAAGAAATGATAATATTGCATTCTCCGATTATTTTAGTAAATTTTACAATAATATCTTTTTTCCCTATCTAGAAAAGCATGATATTAAGACATGTATTCATTTAGGAGATGTTGTTGATAGAAGAAAATATATTAATTTTAAAACTGCTAATGATTTAAGAGAAAATTTTGTAGAACGATTATGGAAAATGGGTGTTGATACTCATGTTATAATCGGAAATCATGATATTTTTTATAAAAACACCAATGATATAAATTCTATGGAAGAATTGTTTTCTTCATCAGATGGTAAATATGAACCTTGGATTTATGCGAGTCCAAGAGAAGTTGAATTTGATGGTACTAAAATAATGATGATGCCTTGGATTACTTCTGATAATTATTCAGACTGTGTAAGTGCTATTAAAAAAACTAAAGCACAAATTATGATGGGACATCTTGAAATTAGTGGATTTGAAATGCATCGTGGACAAATATGTGATACAGGCTTTACTGCAGAAATGTTTTCTAAATTTGATCTAGTTTATAGTGGACATTTTCATCATAAGTCTACACAAGGAAGTATTACATATCTTGGTAATCCTTATGAAATAACTTGGTCTGATTATCAAGATGCAAGAGGTTTTCATATATTTGATACTAAAACAAGAGAATTACAGTTTATTCAAAATCCGTATAATATGTTTCATAAAATTTATTATGATGATACCAAAGAAACATTCGAAACAATTAAAGAAAAAGATTATGAACAATATGCAGGATCTATTGTTAAAATTATAGTTGTACAAAAACAAAATCCATATTGGTTTGACACAATGTTGGATGAATTATATAAAGTTGATATAGTGGATATATCAGTTATAGAAAATATTGATCTTGAATTTGAAGATGATGATACAGTTGTGGATGAAGCTGAAGACACCCTTACAATTTTGAGTAATTATATAGATACATTAAATATACAAAAAGATAAAAAAGAACTTGACACTTTAATAAGGACATTATACAATGAAGCAATCGACTATCAAATCTCAGCTTAGAGAACTTGAATTAAATTTACCAGATGAAATAATAGTAAAATTAGCATTAGATGCACATAAAAGAGATGTATCTTTAAATTCTCACATTATTGATATTTTGAAAAAAGAAACAAAAAATAACGCATTTGATGGATCACCTCAATTACTTACTGAAAATTAAACTTGATGAATTGTCTGTCTTAGAAGAAGAATATATTAAAACATATAGACACAAATATCAAAACAACAGAGACATAGCATACGCTAGGATTCTGGCTTGCCAAAAAGAAATAATAGAAATATTGAAATCAAATTATGATAAATTTTCATAAGATCAGATGGAAAAACGTTCTTTCCACTGGTCAAAATTTTATTGAAATTGATTTAGACAAAAATCCAACAACTTTGATTGTTGGAGAAAATGGGTCTGGTAAATCTACAATATTAGATGCTCTTACCTTTAGTCTATTCGGAAAAGCATTTCGTAATATTAATAAATCTCAAATTATCAATTCAATTAATGATAGAAATTGTCTTATTGAAACAGAATTTTCAATTGGTAATAGACACTATCTTGTACGTAGAGGAATAAAACCAAATCTATTTGAAATTGAAGTTGATGGAGCATTAATAAATCAAGATGCAAAAGTAAGAGATTATCAAGAACATCTTGAAAAAAATATTCTTAAATTAAATTATAAATCTTTTACTCAAATTGTTGTTCTTGGTAGTTCGTCTTTTGTTCCTTTTATGCAACTCAAATCAAATGATCGTAGAATTATTATTGAAGATTTGCTCGATATTCAAATATTTTCTACAATGAATTTTATATTGAAAAGCAAAGTTTCTAATTTAAAAGAAGAACAATATCAAAATGAATTAAATTTATCAAAAGCTGAAACTGCTTTAGAATTACAAGAAGATTTTATTTCGAAAATGAAAAAAAGCAATAAACAATTAATTGCTAGTAATCAAAAAAAAATTAAAGATTCTCATAAACAAATAGAAAAATATAATTCTCTTGTTGCAACTTGTGATAAAGAAATAGCAACTCTTCAGAAACTTGTTAATGATTTTGATAAAGAACAAAAGAAACATCAAAAATTAGAACTATATCAGAATGAAATTGAAAAAAATGTAAAGAAACTTGAAAAAGAAATTGAATTTTACAATGAAAATACAGATTGTCCAACATGTAAACAAACAATTGATGATGAACATAGAAATTGCGAAATTCATTCAAAAGAAGAGAAAAAAGTAGAATTAAGTGAAGCAATTAGTAAAATAGGGAGTGATATTAAAGAATCACTTTTCGTTATTTCTGAAATGCAAACAACCCAAGAAAATATTACTGAAATTCAAAGTACTGTAACAAAACATAATGTTTCGATATCTGCAATTAATCAATATATTGAAAAAATAAATGAGGAAGTAAATCAATTAAATGAAAATGATGTAGATGTTTCAGATGCTTCTGCAAAATTAAAAAAAATAAAATCAGAACAAAAAGATTTTTTAACATTAAAAGAACAGCATAGTAATACACAATCTATATATGATACTGCAAGTGTTTTATTGAAAGATGGGGGCATTAAAACTTTGATTGTCAAAAAATATCTTCCAATTATGAATAAATTGATTAATAAGTATTTGGCAAATATGGACTTTTATGTTTCATTTAATCTTGATGAAAATTTTAATGAGACAATTAAATCTAGATTTCGTGATGAATTTACTTATGCTTCTTTTAGTGAAGGAGAAAAGATGCGTATTGATTTAGCTTTGCTTTTTACGTGGAGAGCAATTGCTAAGTTGAAAAATAGTATGAGTACTAATTTACTTATACTAGACGAAGTATTTGACAGTTCGCTTGATGAAGATGGAACAAGTGATTTTCTTAAAATAATACATTCTCTTGGTAGTGCATCAAATGTGTTTGTGATAAGTCATAAGGGAGAAATACTTTATGATAAATTCAAACACATGATTAAATTTGAGAAAATTAAAAATTTTAGTAGGATAGTGTAATGATTTTAGACCTCGTAGATGGAGTACATCCTTTAATAGAAACTAAATTAGACGAATTTGATTTCGATTCTAATAAAACAACATATTTTGATGATGAAAAAGTATTACATACATTGAATGCTCACGAATTAGAACAAATACTTCTAGAAAACATGGTTCATCATGAAGGATTGGGTATTTCTTCTAATCAAATAGGGATTAATTGCAGAGCATTTGCAATGTTACATGAAGGCGAGCCTTTGATTATGATTAATCCTAAAGTTATACAAGCAACAGAAGAAGAAGTTTTGATGAAAGAAGGATGTCTTACATGGTTTGGTTTATTTCCTAATGTAAAAAGACCTAGTGGTGTTTCTATTAATTGGAAAGATAGAGATGGTGAAGATTATAATGGAAATTTTATTGGTCTTTCTGCAAGAATTATTTTGCATGAATATGATCATTTGAATGGCTATACTTTTTTTGATAGAACAAGTACATATCATATGCAACAAGCAAGAAAGAAAAGAAAACTATTTTTAAGGAAGGTGAAAAATGGCAAAATATAAATTATTAGTTGAAGATGTTGGAGATTATTCTGAAGATAATTTGTTAAAATTATTCTATCTTGTTATTAAGCACAGATTTGGACATTTTTTAAAGGGCGAAGGTTTTCGTGATTGATAAAATTATCACGAATATTATTGATCAAGAAGCACCTGATCAAACAGTTGCAGTATTGATGTCTGGAGGAACAGATAGTCTAACAGTTGCCGCGGCCGCTCATAGATTGAATAAAAAATTAAATTGCTATACATTTAGAGTTGATGGAAAAGATTCTGATGATAGCATATATGCAGAAAAAGCATGTAAGCATTTTGGTTGGAATTTTAAACTTATAGATGTTCCAGTTGACAATATTGAAAATGATTTTTTTACTTTGATTAAAACATATGAATGTAAAAAGAAAACTCATGTAGAATGTACATTTCCTTTTTTATATGTTTATCCTCATATAAAAGAGAAATATATCTTAACTGGTTGGGCCGCTGATGGTTATTATGGGGTGAGCAAAAAAGCAAATATACATTTCAAACACACCAAAGAATTGATGGATGAATTCAGACGGGATTACTTTGGTAAATTAGATGAGACTACACAAAAATTTATTCCAGGAAATCCTGTAGGAGTGAAACAACAAATGTTGTTGGCAGAATCAATAGATTCTATTTTAGTTGCTCCATACATTGATAAGACGGTCTGGGACTGGATGATACAGTATGATTGGGATTTTTTCAATAAACCATATCAGAAAGCTCCGCTATTTGATGCATTTCCCGAATTGCTTGAAATAAAGAGAAGAAATCATCTGAATTTACAGTTAGCCGCAGGAATACCAAATTATTTTGAGAAATTGCTTGACAATAAGGAAATTAATATCTATAATAGAAGCAGAATAATGGATTTAGTCAGAGATTGGAAAACTACAACTACAAATATAGAGGAATTTTTTGTATGAGTTATCAAAAATATTATGTAAAAGATGTTAAAGAAAAATCATCTGAAAAACTATTTAATGTTATTAGTTGTTTTGCTGGTGGTGGAGGAAGTTCTACTGGATATAGACTCGCTGGAGCAAATATTCTTTTAATTAATGAATTTGTTGAAGAAGCAATTTCAACATATCAAGCAAATTTTCCAGATACAAACGTTTTAGTTGATGATATTAAAAAATATACATCAGATGATTTTTTAGAAATGGCAGGAATTAAAGTTGGAGAATTAGATTTACTTGATGGTTCTCCTCCATGTTCTGCATTTTCACTTGCAGGTAAGAGAAATAAAGGATGGGAAGGTTATGTAGAAGATACAAGAGAATCTTCTATTGATCTTGAAACTGGTGAAGTTGTGCAGACAGGAGAATTAAAGAAAAAAGATGGAATAAAGAAATATTCTGAAGATAAAATTCAAGAAAGTATTGAAGATTTGTTTTTAGAATATATAAGAATTGCTAAGGGAATTCAACCAAAAGTTATCGTAGCAGAAAATGTTAAAGGAATAACTTTTGGAGAATCTAAGAAAAAACTTTTAGAATTTATTAATGATTTTGAACGAATAGGTTATGAAGTTTCGTATCAAGTTATGAATGCGGCTGATTTTGGAACACCTCAAGGAAGAGAAAGAACTATTTTTATTTGTGTTCGAAAAGATGTTGCAGAAACGATAGGTCTTAATTTTATGAATATAAGTGGTATTTTTCCTACTAAAACTGTAACTAAACACGTTACAATGAGAGAGGCTTTTGAAGATATTGAAAATGATCCCGAAGAAATTAAAATGCTGACAGAGTTTGTCGAAGGTTCTTTTCAAAAAAAATTTTTAAGTTTTCTTCCATTTAATCCAGAAAAACCGATTAAACCCTCAGATAAACAATTTCGTGAATTTAATCCTAAAGGATCATGTTTTAATATGATTCGACCAGCACCCGATCTTCCTTCTCCTACTTTGACTCAACAAGGTCAGAAGAAAGGATTGTCTGGTGTTTTTCATTATGCTGAAAATCGCAAACCGACCATTGTTGAATTTAAAAGACTTATGGGTATGCCAGAAGATTTTATTTTGACAGGTGATTTTGATCAACAAGCAGAAAGATTAGGAAGAATGGTCGCTCCAAAAATGATGAAAGAAATCGCAAATAGTATATACAAAAATGTACTAGAACCCTTTAATAAAAAATAATTATGAAAGCTGATATCAAAAAACAAGTAAAAGAAAAACTTGCAAAATATAATATGAAATATGCCGCTATGGACTGGGACTATAAGTGGTTTTGCTTTGAAAAGAAGCCGAAATGTGTCGATGATACATGGGATGTCAAAGATGGACATTATATGAGAATTCATACTCTTCCTACTGAAGGTTTTGACTGGAGAGATTCATTAGTCCAAAAATAACCAAGAATTGTCTTGACAGTATTTCCAGATATTGATACCATATAAGTGAAGGTTAAAAACTAATCAAAAAGGATATCTTATGAATGAAATACAGTCTACAAAATCTCTTTTAGCAAAACTTCTTGCTTCTGAGAACATTACCGTAGAACATGGTAATTATCAAACAGCATCATTTGATGTTAAAAATCGGGTCATTCGTCTACCAATTTTCAAGTATATGAGTGGTTCGATTTATGATTTGATGGTTCTCCATGAAGTTGGACATGCACTTTGGACTCCTTTAAAAGGATTGCATTCTGAGAAGAATGAGAAGGGTCCTGGATTTAAGTCTTATCTTAATGTTGTTGAAGATGCTAGAATTGAGAAAAAGATAAAAAGAAAATATCCAGGTGGTTCAAAGCCGATGATTGAAGGCTATCGCCAACTTGTATCAGAGAACTTTTTTGCAACAAAAGATCGTGATCTGAATGCATTAAATTTGATTGATAGAATTAATTTACATTATAAAATCGGTGCATCTGCGGGTATTGAATTTGATGAAATAGAAAGTCCTTTTCTTACTGAAATTGATAAAGCAGAGACTTTTGAAGAAATTTATGATATAACTGTAAGACTTTATGATTATTCAAAAGAAAATGAAAGTCAAACAGATTTTCAAGATTTTACTGATTTTGATTCTTCAATGTGTGAAGGTTTTGAAAGTTTTGAAGAAGAGCCTGAAGTAATGGGTGATTCTCCGCTTGAGTGGATGGAAGAAGAGGAAGAACGTGAAGATGCCAAGTCGGGTATGAGAGGTGATAGTTTAGAATCTGAAGAGGAAGAAGGATCTTCTGAAGAAGATTCTGCTGGAACATCTGAAGAAGATTCTGCTTCTGCTGGAAATAAAGGAGAAAATGAAGATGAAAATGGAGATAAAGGTAAAGAAGCGAGTGGAATAACTTCTGGTCTTGAGGGTGGAGTATCGAATGATGAAAGATATGAACCTAAATCTATAACTGATGAAGCATGGCAAGAATCAGCAAAAGATTTAAATCAAGAAACTGACCGAATTAGGGAATATGTAACAATTCCAAAAGCAAATTTGGAAGAAATAATTGTTCCTCACAAAGAATTATATAAGATGACTCGGGACTATTTTACAGATTCTAAGTATGAAGACGGTCGTTATGATGAATTCTTTGCCGCCGCACAAAGTATGGTGAAAGATTTCAAAAGAAAAAATTCAAAAACAGTAGATTATCTTGTTAAAGAATTTGAAATGAAAAAGAGGGCTGATGAGTATAAAAGAACCAGCATTTCAAAAACTGGTTTACTTGATATGTCTTCAATTCATTCTTACAAATATAATGATAATCTTTTCAAAAAAGTTGCAACTATTGCTTCTGGAAAAAATCACGGTCTTGTTTTATTCATAGACTGGTCTGGTTCTATGCATTCCAATTTACCTGGTACTATTGATCAACTTTTGAATCTGGTTTTATTTTGCAGAAAAGTAAATATTCCTTTTGAAGTATATGCTTTTACTGATCGTAATATTAAACAACCACTGGTTGATGGACAGCCAGTAGATTCTTCAATTCAAGAAGATATTAAACAGAAGGACAGGGTTTTCTTTCAAAAAGAAGGTCATATTGCTTCTAATTCTACTTTGTTTTTGATGAATCTTTTTAGTAGTTCAATGTTAACTTCAGAGTTGAATTATGCTATGCAAATTATGATGCAAATGAAGATGAGATATGATACTGAAAATTGGTACGGTTTTAGATACAGTATTCCATATCATTTTGAATTGGGCGGAACTCCTCTTGATGCAACAATTATTACAGCATTGGAATTGATTCCTGAATTTCAAAAGAAAAATCGTGTACAAATTGTAAATACAGTTTTTCTTACTGATGGTGAATCTCACACTAATACTCAAGTTTGGAGACCTAATAAAGAAGGTGTTCTTGATAAAGAATATTTTGATAGTAGAGGAAGAGACACTTATTATACTGATCCTGTCAGTAAAAAAACTTATACATCTACAGGTCGCCGATCTGGAATGTCTACTCATACTTTTTATAATATTTTGAAAGATCGATGTAAAGTCAATATTCTGGGATTTTTCTTAATAGGAAAAAGATTTAAATGGGTAAGTTCTGATATTTCCTGGGGTACAAAGAATGCTCCAAATCCTGCTGAAATTTTAAAATTATTCAAAAAAGAAAAATCATATGTTGCTTCAAATTGGATCGGATATGATAAATTATATTACATTAAAGATGGTAGTGATTTGAATGTTGAAGATGAAGGTTTTGCTGTTACTGAAGATGCTTCAAAAAGTCAATTGACTAAAGCATTTAAAAAATTCACTGGCAAAAAACTTACTAACAGAATTGTTCTGAAAAGTTTTGCAGAAATGGTCGCATGAATTATGGCAATCGATAATCCTGTATGGGACAATAAAAATAAAGAAATACAAAAAATCTTAACAGAAAAGATTCTGACAGATTCCCAATTGCTTAAAGCAATGGAAACTTCAGCCCATAAGGAAATAAATAGACTGCAAGAACATGCAAATCTTTTAGTAAAACAAGCACACGAAATTATGGAAAGAGTACAATTAACAAAAAGAATACATGAAAGAGTTGATATTCAATTTCGTATTGTAAAAGAAAAACATTATTTTTTATATGAAGATGATACATTATCTTTAATTTCTCCAGAAGAATGGGATAAGAAAGAATCATCTATTACAGTAAAACAATTAGGAGATGGAACGTGGGAAGAAGTAATTAATTTGGATGAAAACCAAGAAATGTCTTGACACTATTGTTGAAATTTGAGATAATAGTAGTGAAGAGTGAGGGAAGAATGAGGTGAATACCGCCCGGCTCATGGAAATGTTTGCCCTGTGAATAGAAAAACAGGTAAGAAAAAAGGAGCGCCCCGCCGCCATGACATTCACTCTTTATTTTTTATAACTTATATATTATGGAGATTGTGAAATGAATGCTAATCAAAAATCGCTTATTGAAGCCGTTATTGAAGCAGGTTATGAAGATGAAATTACACGTCCAGAATTGAAAGCAATTGGAAGAAAACTTGGTGTAAGTACTGCATGGGTGCAAAAAAATACTGCATACAAGGTTGCTAGAGGTGTATATCGTATCCCCCAAATTGATGGTTCTGTAAAAAGTGCATTAGCACAAACTGTTGCTAGTGAAAACATCGAAGAAAAAGAAAATAAAGTGATTCCATTTCCAACACAAACTGAATCTTTTATTCCAGATAAAGATTCTCATTTTGTTAGATTTGGACATTGTAAAGATGTAGAGTCAATTGTTAAATCAAGAATTTTTTATCCAACATTTGTTACTGGTCTTTCTGGTAATGGTAAAACTTTCATGATTGAACAGGTTTGTGCAAGACTTAATCGTGAAATGTTTCGTGTTAACGTTACTATTGAAACTGATGAAGACGATTTGCTTGGTCACTATCTTTTAAAAGATGGTGAAACTGTTTGGCAAGATGGTCCAGTTATTCAAGCAATGAAACGTGGTGCAATTTTGCTTCTTGATGAAGTTGACCTTGCATCAAATAAAATTATGTGTTTGCAACCTGTTCTTGAAGGTAAAGGAATTTTTATTAAAAAGATAAACCAATGGGTTCGTCCTATTCGTGGTTTTAATATTTTTGCTACTGCAAATACTAAAGGAAAAGGTTCTGATGATGGTCGATTTATTGGAACAAATATTCTTAATGAAGCATTTCTTGAAAGATTTGCAATTACTATGGAACAAGAATATCCTAGTATAGGAGTTGAGAAAAAAATTCTCAATTCAGTTCTTGCTTCTCTTGATTGTGTAAATACAGAATTCGTTGAGAAACTTACAAATTGGGCGGATATTATTCGCAAAACATTTTATGATGGTGGTGTTGATGAAATTATTGCTACTCGCCGATTGGTTCATATTTGTAATGCTTATGCTATCTTTAAAGATAAAATGAAATCAATTCAAATGTGTGTTAATCGTTTTGATGAAGAAACAAAATCAGCTTTCCTTGATTTGTATAGTAAGGTTGATGCTGAAGTTGTTAATCCTAACGATGATCCTGCGGCTGAAGGAGAAGCGGCACTTGATGCTGAAATTACTGAATCTACTGAATCCGAAGAAGATCCAGAAACTCCTTTTTAATCGTTTTATCTGACAGTATAAATAATAGAGGATATAGAGTAAAATCTTATCCTCTATTTTTTTATCATTTTCACGTGGAGAAATAATGCAGATTGAGATTAAAGTTGAAGAATTAAGAAAGAAAAAAATATTTGTAGCAACACCAATGTATGGTGGTCAATGTCATGGAATGTATGCAAAATCCGCCATTGATCTTGCAACATTGTGTGCAAATTATGGAGTAGAATGTAGGTTTTTTTACATATTTAATGAATCTCTTATTACCAGAGCAAGAAATTATTTAGTCGATGAATTTTTAAGAGCGGAAGAATTTACACACTTGATGTTTATTGATAGTGATATTCATTTTGATCCAAGGGATGTTTTGTCTCTTGCGGCTTTATGTGATGATGATAAACCTATTATTGGTGGACCCTACGGTAAAAAATGTATTGCTTGGGAAAAAATTGTGCAAGCAGTAGATTCAGGAATTGCGGATAAAGATCCAGAAGAACTATCAAAATTTGTAGGTGATTTTGTGTTTAATCCAGTTGCAGGAACGCAAGAACTTGCAATTAATGAACCCGTAAATGTTTTAGAAATTGGAACTGGTTTTATGATGGTTCAGAGACAAGTTTTTGATAAATGGAGAGAAGCATATCCTCAGTTTCATTATAAACCAGATCATAATCGTTCAGAGCAATTTAAAGGTGATCGATATATTCATGCATATTTTGATACAGTCATTGATAATGAACAATATATGCCTATGGGTTCATCGAATAAATCTGATCGATATTTATCGGAAGATTATGCATTTTGTCAATTATCAAGACATATAGACATTCCTATCTATTTGTGTCCTTGGATGAAATTAGGACATATAGGCACTTATGTTTTTGATGGTTCAATGGCTGATCTTGGAAGAATAGATACTTCAAATCCACTTGCAAAAAGTCATCAAGAACAATCTCAAAAATTAAGGGCGGCTAGAATAAAAGTTACTGAAGAAGCACAAGCAGTAAAGAAAATTGAAGACATTGAAAAGGTAAAAGGAAACAGGCAAGAAAGACGAAAAGCATTAAGAGATAAGAAGAAAAAGAAGAAACGTTGACATATGTTACTGTGTATGGTATAATGATGATAATTAAACAATTAATAGAGAAAAATTATGAAATTAAGTGATCAAACGGTTTCTGTTTTGAAAAATTTTGCTAATATTAATAGTGGAATTTTCTTTGAACAAGGAAAAGTAATCAGAACAGTTGCTCCTACTAAAGCAATTTTAGCGAAAGCTAATATTGTAGAAGAAATACCAAGAAATTTCGGTATATATGATATAACAAAAATGCTCGGTTCGTATTCTTTATTTGAATATCCTGAAGTCGAATTTGAAGATAAGTATATTGTTATTGAAGACAAGAAGAATAAAAGAAATGTAAAATATTGGGTTTGTGATCCCGAACTTATTGTAAGACCACCAGAAGGAAAAGAAATTGCACTTCCTTCTGAAGATGTAAATTTTGTTCTTGATTCTGATGCATTAGATTTTACAATTAAACAAGCTAGTGTTTTATCGCTTCCTGAAATAGGTATTATAGGTAATGGTACTGATATAACTATTTCAGCATTGGATTCACAAACTAATGAAACTTCTTCCGAACAAGTAGTCGGTGAAACCGATAAAAATTTCAAATTTGTTTTTAAGTTTGAAAATATTACAAAATTGATGGCCAAAAATTATAATGTGTCTTTGTCTAGTAAAGGATTGTCGAAATTTAACAGTTCTGATAATGTTATAGAATATTTTGTTGCTATCGAATTAGCAAATTCTATATATGAAGATTAATATGTATATTATGGATAATAAATGTTTGGAGAATCTTTTTTATGGGTCGAAAAATATAGACCTAAAACAATCGATGAGTGTATACTTCCTGATAGAATAAAAACACTTTTTCAACAGATATCATCGGAAAGTCGTATTCCTAATATGATTCTTTCTGGCGGTCCTGGTATGGGTAAAACGACCGTTGCGAAAGCACTTTGTAATGAAGTGGGATGTGATTTTCTTATGATAAATGGTTCTGAAGAATCTGGTATTGATGTTCTACGTACTAAGATTAGAGGATATGCATCAACTGTTAGTTTTGATGGTAAAAGAAAAGTTGTTATACTCGATGAAGCAGATTATTTAAATCCCCAATCTACCCAGCCCGCCTTAAGGTCTTTTATTGAAGAATTCGAAAAACATTGTTCATTTATAATGACATGTAATTATATTAATCGAATTATTGAACCTCTTCATTCTAGATGTCAAACAATTGATTTTCGTATAAATAAAGAAGAGAAGTTAAATGTTGGATCGAATTTCGGAAAAAGACTTTATACAATCCTAGATCAAGAAAAAGTAAATTATGATAAGAAAGTGGTCGCCGAAGTGTTGATGAAACACTTTCCCGATTATCGCCGAGTATTAAACGAACTCCAAAAATATTCTAAATATGGTAACATAGATTCGGGCATTCTGTCCCAAGTCTCCGATATAGATTTGTCTGAACTTATGAATCATATGAAAGATAAAAAATTTAATGAGGTACGAAAATGGGTTGTTAATAATTTAGATAATGATCCACAAAAAATATATAGAAAAATATATGATGTTGCAGAAAAATATGTACAAACAACATCGATACCTCAATTAGTATTAATTTTGGCAGACTCCCAGTATAAATCTGCATTTGCCGCAGATCATGAATTAAATTTAGTTGCATGTCTTGTAGAGATAATGGTAGAATGTCAATTTAATTAAAGAGATAATATGATAAAAAATGCACTTATACAAGTTCTTTTGTGTTGGTTAGTTGTTGCTTTTACAATAATGGGTATAGGTAAAGTAATAAAAGGAGAAGAAATTAGAGATCCTAATCCAAATATAAAATTATATAATTGGACAACACAATTATTGTATGATACTACAAATGCTTGTTATCAAGGAACATTACGATGGATAGTTATGTCTAAACCTGATCTTGCTGGTATTCCTCCTGGATTTGAATCTCAAAGACAAATGTTAGTGCATTGTTTTTGTGTCATGGATAGAATTAGATCGAAATATAAAATAGAAGAATATCGTAAAAAAGTTTTTGACAGCAAATTCATTGGAAGTCTTTTTATGGATAATGCATTTGAATGTGTAAAAAATGAAAAAACATTACATTCTTTTTTTGTTGTGGAAGACAACGAATCACTTAAAACACGAAATATACCACAATTTAACGAACCAACAAAAATACCAAGAGAGAAACCTGAGGATTCAAAAGAAGAGTCACCAGACCAACAACAGGAAGAATCGGAAGGATCTCCTCAAACAATTTTTCAAGGATAAAAATGAAAAACATCAAGTATTATGGCTTGATATGTTTTTTTATTATTATTTCACTTGTACCGATAAACATATCAGCTACAGAAAACAATTTTGGAGAA